AGAATTCCTAACAGAATTATAAACATAATTATAAACAGAACTCCAAACATAATTATAAACAGAATTCCTAACAGAATTATAAACAGATTTACTAACAGAATCCATAACAGAATTATATACAGATTTACTAACAGAATCCATAACAGAATTATAAACAGATTTACTAACAGAATCCATAACAGAATTATATACAGAATTCCAAACAGAATTACTAACAGAATCATTCACAGAATCCCAAACAGGAGCTATAGTTTGTATCCAAATGTCCTATACATAAATTGTTCGCAGCGATGTATCAGTTCCCGAGATTCCATGGAGACTTTATTCCTGTCATAGTCCTGCACATTAGATAACACAGGAGCTAATTGTATTTTACCTGAAATTAAATCCTTCATCACATCTAGTTTATATGGCTGACCTACCACATTTAATATGTTACGAAGGTCATTGTAAAGATACTCAGTGCGACCAATTAATTCCACTTTATTATTAGTAGGAAAATTTGTGTCTTTACCTAAATACCTACGCACCAATACTGTGTAATGTCCAAGCCAGAACTGCCCATAATCACGAATCCATTCATCAAATGAAGTGGTAGCGATCTCCGGGGCAGAGAACCTAGAATGAGTAGGATTCATATTCCAATGGTAAAAGGACATCCACCAAGCTACAGGATGACGAACAAAACTAAAAAAGGGTTTACCATTATCAGGCATCTGCGATGCAAATAAATGCCCATACCCAGGTTCAGTAATAACCTGATTAGGTTTATCAGTAATAACTCCTAATCTCCAAAGAGCAGTATTTAACGCTGTCCCTCCGCATTTTGGAATATGAATAAAATTACAGTGTGACAGTATATAGTTGGACATATCAATTAATTAATTCAGGGTGAAAATGGGTGATGTATTCTATCTTCTTGCGGGCATCACATGCATGCCCTGCAAAATGAATAATAGAATAACTCAGTCTATACTGATGTGCCGTATCTCCTTTATTCCATAGATGCACAGCCACGAATTTAACATACCTATCAAGTAAATACACATCCGAAAGACAATACCAATTAAAATAATGATTTAGAAACGCCTGCTCAAAGAAATACTCACCGGGCCAAGCTCTGGTCATCCAGTCTACATTATACATGTGATGCAACATCCTCATGTTATTAACAAACAAATACTGACCAGCATTAAATGCGTATATCCCCTTATCCCGGAACTCATTCATCTTACTCAAATCATAATCTACCAATTTATGAAACTTGGTATTATGTAAATGATCTGAAGCACTATGAATAGCTGAATAAAACTTATCGGGATTTAATTCCAGATTAAACAATTCACTAATTGGCTCCTTAGCCATTATATCCACATCCAGGAATAATACCTTACCATACTCAATGATATTCTTGAACTGATATATCTTCAATTTATTCATTGAAGCCTCTATACCATCAGTAGCCTCAGGTACATTATGAAACAATAAATTAAATCCTTTTAAATCAATATTACGCTCATAAATCAATTCATTAATTATATCCTCAAACGAATCAGGACATATCACCAATAAATCAAATGCGTCATATTCATCTTTATTAATAATAGATCTAAGACAGTACAGAAACAAATCAATATACTCTCTATTATAATTAATAGTGAAATACACCAGGTTTTTCTTTCCCAAAGGTTCTATACTTGAATTAATTGTTTCCCTATACCGGGTATTTAATTCACGCAATACACTATCCTCAGAATATAATCTTCCTTTGTTTTTGCGTATTAATGCAAATGAGGGATTTACTGGTGGAGAATTAAACATTAATATAATTATATAAAATTTTATACTAAATCTGCCTCTTTTATTTATCTATCAGTCAAATAAACTATGGGCAGAAAATAATGACATGCAAACTATTTGTAAACCCTTGGGCTGAAATTAATCAACCCAAGGGTAAATGGCTACAAATTAATCACTTTTTCGGGGTGGAATCACCCGAACTCTTGATATTACCGCACACAGTGCAGCGGTGACCTTTTGCGCATTTGTTATGCAATCTCTGATTGGAGCCATACATATTATCTTGGGATGCGTGGTTGCAGGTGCAGGTACGGACGGATACTGACATGGTAATGTGTTTTTCTGTTTGTTTGAGTGAGGTTCTTTTGGCGTCTAGAATTAAAGTAACTAGCACTATAAGAATGAGTAACAAGGGAATTATCATTTAAATTCACTCTTACTTATGATGTATTTATTCAGGCTACCGCAGTCTCTTTGATTTGCCTCTCTATATGTCTTAGACGGATATTGCGCATACTCAGATACAAATAGTTTCTGTATATGAGGACCATTTAAGGAAAATGAATTAACACGCGCATTCACAGGTTTAATGTGTGAATGCGTCTGAGGCATGGGTGGTGCAAAGTGCGAGTCTAATACAAATGCCTCGGAATGGTGTAACCAATATCCATTAGAATCATACTCATATAAATGTGTAACCTTACTTAAACCAAAATGAAGTTTATCCCGGGAATATCGGCTGTGATGTAAATCCATGTCGCAACACGAAAACCCTTCCTTACTCACTTCCATTCCCGTTATTCTTCCTCCATATTGCTGATGCCTCCACGCTCTGATCGTTACCGCTGAATACTCTCTGTACACATAAGCAAGATCAAAGCAGTCAGATCCATTAAAGTGATCCAGTACAACTCCACTACTGTCTTTCACAGTAATATCCAGGTTGCTATCAAATACTAAACCACGGACAAACCCGCCATTCCTTTTTTCACGCCATGGTGTTGGGTTATCAGCTGCCATCCAGTTAATAGCGTCAGTATTTAAAAGCTCTCTGATGGTCGCTGGAGTACGGGCACCATGTGTACTACTCCTATCCCATAATGCTATCTCAACACCATAATTACGCAGCTCAATTTTAATTGATTGCATTTATAGTATTAAAAATAATTATAGGCGGATCGCAGTTCAAGCCTTCGCAATACCATTTCTTTTCATGGTTAGTAACATGAAACCAAATTGACACGGCTATCAAAACTAAACCAAATATAGGAGCGACCATCTCTGATGTGGCTCCCCAGGTAATGATTTCTTTTCCAAGTTCAGGTGTCTGAACTTCTATAAACTTAGCTACATCTTCGGCAGTCTTAATACCACCATCCAATAGCTTCTTAATGTAGGGCTCTAGTGTTTGATCCATGTGTATTTATTGAAGGTTAAAGATATATTGTCTTGTTCCGAAGCCGAAAGTAACAGCACCAACGCCAGTAGTTTCTCTCACAGATGTCGGGTCGCCTTTAAACATCTCTTTGCTAATATACATATAATCCAAAGTAAAGGTATTTTCTTTAATAAATCTGAAATACCAGTACCAAGATTTAAATTCATATTTAATTGTGTCGTAATGATGCTCACTTAGCCAGCGGCTTAACCATTTACCTCCGGGAAGAAGGCCTAGTGGCCCGTACGCTCCCAGCCTGTAACCGGCGTAAGCCGCTAAAGGTTGGAGAAACACATCAATTACACTATGGCGTACGATCAACAGGTACAACCATATGGAAAACGCAATAAGACACAACACGGCATAGTACTTGAAGTACTTGTCCTCCATTACAAATTTAATAAATTCAATCGCTGTTTTTATGCCGTCTCTCATTAGTTTGTTCGTGATCAGCTTCTTTTCCAAATATCCTTGATTATAGCGCAGGCGCTGTAGACAGCACCAGTGAGCATAGCAACTAGAATACTACCGATAAACCAGGCGTAGCCTGTGAACGCATAGTCTGCAAAAGTATTATCACTCTTGCCTATGACTAATCCAAATAAGGAAGATATATATCCAACTATTGAGAAAAATACGATCGCAACAAATGCGAATATACCTAGCTGCATCACAACAATAAAAAATTTTTTTACGCCTGTTAAAATAGCCTTTGAAATATTTTTGGTGAAATTGATTATTTTCATTACTTTGTATTGATTCCGTCAGTATTATATTCTTTAGAGTGTTCGTGACATGTAAATAAATATCCGTGTGCTGTCGTGGGAAACCCACAACATACTGTTTTTGTACATCCTTCGATGTAACACAATTGATCAAAACCGTCTGTGCATTGTTTGCACTCGGGACAACCAAAAATTCTATCTTCAGCGTCAAAGGGATTAACAGCAACTAGCAAAGACTTGCGCGGTCCCGTCCACCCGCAAGATTGACACTGTACAACTGGATCTGGTCTTATCATAAAAAGGTTGGGAGGTTTGAGAATCTAGACCGCCTCCCGCGATCCTATAGCCCACATACCAGGGCAGTTAAAGCATTTCTCAAGATACTTGTGACCTCGCAGTTAGCCAGGCATGTCACTGAGCCGCCCCATAACGCAACATAACGCTATACAGCCTATCGAACACACGCGAGTTATCCGTTTTTGACCTTGAAACCTCGGTCAAAAATTCTTATGGCACCTTAGAGGTGACCAAAGTAATCAGCTTGTTAGCAAGATCGATCTCGAGACTGCCCTCATTAGATGCGGGCGCTTTAATTGAGTGCTTATTCGCCACAGCCGTAATGAACTGATCCCTGAGGGCCGAGAGAACACGCATTTGCTGTTCCATCTGATCCTCTACCTGCTTCACAAGCGTGAAAAGTACAGTCTTGAGCATAGCGGACTGCATGTTAATAACATTTACAAAAGCGACTTCATCCTCAGTGAGAAGGAAGGAAGTTTTGTTATCTGGCTGCACAAGAGGGATTACCTCTTCTCCAGCGTTAAAGATTTCGTCGGCGACGCTCATGTTAGTTCATCCAGGGTGAAATGTCCGAAGGCTTAGTTAAGTTAGTCGGCTTCACAGGTGTATGAAGCTTTTGCTCTGTAACCTTTGAGTTGTTAACAACAGTCATGCGAGTTTTACTAACACAAGACATTAAAGATTTCATGGTGGTTTGCGCTTTATCGAAATCGAATTTCAAGTCTGACAGCTCACACGATTCCAGCTCCATGACCAAATCTTTGACCGTACTGATTTTTTGTAGATCAGTACAGTCAGTCATCTTATGCTTCGCCATATTGACCATTATGGTTCTGCCACACTCAAAGCAGAAATTTTTATTATCTTCTGTCATGTTTAAAATTTCCTTCAAGGCAGCAGCCGAAATATTAGGCTCATCTGACAAATCAGGTACATGACACAACACACCGCAAGAAACACAGGGCTTGCTCTCGTTAAACACAAGATCCTTTGCCCGGATTGCAGCCGCAAACAACTGGCTAGGATCGTCTTTGATTTTAGCATAAAGTTTATCTAGATTAAACTTCAAAGGCATGAACATACCTATGTTTGCATTCTTATGGAAATCGAGTTCAATAGCATTGAACACAGCAAATACCTCAGGGGATACTTTAATATTTGTTGTGTTGTATAAACTAATAAGCAATTTGTTATTTACATAGCTCTCCCCGTTTACTGCATACAAATCACAACCTTTGTATTTAGTGGGGTCACTTTGTAAGCGAGAAACAAACTCCGTATGAAGAGAGGCGCAGGAGCGATACCAGATAAACTTACCTGTAGCTTCATCTTTAAGAACAGTCATTTGACCTTTCTCGTCTACGCTAATACCAATAAAGGTACGCGAAAATGCCAATTTCTTCTGGATCGTATCCAGAAGGACTGTAAATGGATTGGGTAGGGATGTCATTACGGGATTAGCGGGCGGGGCTTTTGGGTTTAATATCAAATTGTGCGAGTAGTTGGCCTGTGAGCCTTTTAACAATACTACCAGCTATATCAGGATGAACTTTACCAGGATGTGCGCGGGCAGCGCATAACACGCTACCCGCGACAGCCCTTCGTAATGCTCTATGTGTTTGGGGGGTTATTAATGTGCTCACGTTTTAAGAAGTTTTTCCGCGAGCGCAGCATTAGAGCGCGCGACAGTTATGCTCTCTTCTAAAGAGCTGCGAAGGACGGTCCAGCCGGACACGGCCTGACCAGCCTTGTACTCCATGAAGGTTACACCATAAACATGTTCATACGCGACGGTGCCAAACATCTCGTTGCTAACACGCTCATAAGAACGCCCCTGCATGGTAGCTGGAAGGTCTTCCCATACAGAAAAAAGAGCAATCTTTTTAATCAGATTACGCATTATCTTTTTGTCGCTGGCGTTCAGCGCAACCTCCCAGAGATTTCTGTAAAGTCTTGCCCCCAACTGCTGCGCCTTGATGATGAGCTGCAGATGCTCCTCAGTAGCCGTCATCTTGCGACGATAAGTCACTTCAGTGAGCTCCATAGCAGCGTCCTCCGCATATACTACGGCTGAGGTTGCGCGCCTCACGATCGTCCCATCATCATCTTCCCGGTGAGAGGTGACCACAGGATCCCTGCCTTGATTTATTTTATGAACACTCTTTTGAGCATCCACCTCTGTCAAAACCTGACAGATTCTGTTTCCAGTCTCATGACCTTCATGGGCCAAAAGGAGGAAACTCTTCGCATGTGCGTATTGTAGTTTCATGAGCTGTTGTTTAGTAATAATTAGCGTGCTGCGCTACAAATTTATATAACACACTAGCTCCTTTTATATCAAGGCATAAACAAGGACTTAACCATATCCACTTTATCCGGGGATAGGTTAAACTGCCCTTCATACTGACTAATAGGAAGCTTAGATCTAATCAGATTCTTGTACCGAGGTATATTACCTTTGGGTTCTTTCACTTCCTTATCAGGAGTATGATTGGTAGTAGATAGAACCTGCACGTTCTTAATGATAACAGTCTGTACAGCTCCAGATTCAAATTCAGATTGGTAAAAATGCATACCACCCTGTTTGACTGTAGGATTCTTAAACTGCATATATTTAGCAGGCTTACTATCGCTCAAGCTCTTTACAAAGCTGTCATGCTGCTCCGCAATAGCCGTAGCCCATTCAACGATGTCAGCGTCAGCTGGGCGGATTTCATTCATAAAGAATTCTACCTCTTTATTCAACTTTTCTTGGCTGGTCTTAACCAGATGTTTATATCCGTCATCAGGTAATAAAAGAACTACATAGTCTTTCACTGATCCATCTGAACTCTTATAACCTTTAAGCATTAATGTTCTGTCTCCAGCTAATGCTTTCTCAATTTCAATTTTAATTTCGTCTGTTGTCATGTTGTGCGGTGAATTAATAGCTAAAAATAAAAGGGCTACCACAATTAAGTGGTAGCCCCCGATATTACTGACTGCTGCTATTACGCAGCGGTGTGAACCTGAGCCAGGACCTTGTTGCCTTCGGACTTCTTATGGCGCAGATCAAAGCCATGCTTCTCAGCGTGGGCCTTGACGGTGTTAACTTCCAGCGCGTCAATCTCAAAGGAGTCACCGCTCTCAAGCGAACCAAAGAATTCATCCCACAGACTCTTACGAGGCTTTGTGCGAACGCGTTTGATGTTGGCTTCAAGTGGCTCAAGTCCCTTGATGATTTCAGGTAGTGTCTTTCTCTTCATGTCTACTATTTGGTTTTGGGTTAGATCTGTACTGGATTTAGACTAAGTCATCTCCAGGATTATTTTAATAATGGCGAGATTTTTAAAGGAAGCAAGTGGAAAAAATTAAATTTTCAATTTTCAGTGACTATAGAAATATCAGCAGGCTCAAAGTATTTATGCTTTGTCTCGTCCATAGCATAGAATTCACAATTTATAACAACAACATCAGTGCGTATAGATCCATCTTTAAGAACAAAAGTCACAGGACGATAAATACCCTTCACTGGAGGTAAATTCTGAATTGATTCCACTATCTCACGTGGCAAGCAAAAGTAATGCATATAACTATTTCTTCGCTAGCGAGGCTACCGGGAATTTGAACGACACGGTAGCTACACCTGCTTTACTTTTAACTTTGATATCTGAGAACTCGAGCCCTTTAGCGAAGGCATCGTTAATATTCTCAATGAGTCTAATGCCAATCTCTTGGCGCTTATCTGGATCTTTGAGATCAATAGCAAGCTGAGCCAGGGTAAAATCTACAGCATTAAGCTGGTTAAAAATTGCTTCAACTTCAGGTACTTTGGTTGTGGAGTCGGTTTCGTTTGACATGATTATTTGATAGTTAAAGAAATAGAGCGCTTGTGCGTTCTATTCCATGATGGTGGCCCAGGTCGGATTCGAACCGACAGTGTTTACCTCGAGGGTATAGGATTTTAAATCCCATGCGTTTCAGCCGTTTCGCCACTGGGCCATATCTTATTCTAGTTTACCAAACTGGCTTACTTTTACTTTGATTACAAAGACTTTAAGGTTGTGTGGTAGAACGCCCTCATCTATGTCTTTGACCTCATCGTAAATTGTTTCCAGATACTGCTCTTTATCGACGGCTTTATCATATGCAAGCGCATAGTTTGAAACACGGTCGAAAATTTCTTGTTGTGATGGCTTGCAGCTCAGCATGAAGGCGATAGCCATAAGTAAAGGCAGATTAGCCAGTACACTGATAATTGCTAGTTTAGTACTTGTTGCCATAGTAAATCGTCACACACCGCCTACAGCGACGCGAGCAGTTCCTCCTTAGTGGCGAAGCATTCAGATTCTTTATGCTCCTCCCATTCTTTGAAATCATTACGCACACCGTAAATGCGGAACGAGTAGGTAACAGTTGTATGCGACGGTTTACCCTCTTCATCAGCCACGGATTTTATACGCACAGATCCGACAGGCATACTAACGACTTTGTTTTCACGTAGAAGCCAGGCCAATTGCCCTGCTTCGAGTTTACTTTGATATGTTTTCATGATGTTGCGTAACTCGCCAGCGTCAGACTTTATCCGTTAATCATTTCATTACGCGCCTCTCTGTATTCTTCAGTAATCACGTCTAAATAGCTAATCTGCCCGCGCCAGAATTGTTTATTTTCTTCACTCTGGTCACCTTCATTCCTCCATTTTACGTATTCTGCTTTTTTAAGATTAAGCGTATTAATTTTATCAGCAATTGCTACTGCCGCCAGAACTTTGGATTTATTAGATATCATGTCGGTGATGCGGGGAATCCCGGTTAGGGTAAGTCGCAGGATTTCTCCATTGATCGGAGCATGGAGCCCCTTGTCCCCTAACCGAGAAATTATAACGAGGCTATATAGGTAAAACTATATAGCTACTGGAAATGCTTCAGCAACATCACCACTATCACGCCACCGCAAGAAGCGTACAGAAATACCCCTGCGTGTATAATTCCAAGCTTTGATACACAACGCCAGCATATAAGCCTTTGATAGTTTGGCTTTAGAAACAGAGTTCTTAACGAGCCGCTCGCGGAGCGCATAGAAAGGATCGCCATCTTGTAACCCAGTACCTTTAATGAGCTTCACGACAAATTCATCAGCCAATGCTCTGTCTTTGCGGCTAAAGATATAATGACAGGTATCTACCAGGGATGGAGGTATAATACCTTTACCTCCTACGGACGTCTGAATGGAATTTCTAACGTCAGGATATTTCGCCAACAACGTCTCAAGCTCCGTGTTAGTATATTCCACGGATTTATCTGCGCGACCGGTCATATACTTATCTGTCAGCATAAGCGCGGAAGCTAACCGATATGAATTCTTCTCGCCCAACGCCCCCAATGTGTCACCAGGGCTACGTCGCTTTCCAACATCAATGGTGTCGAATACATCGGACGGGAGTCCTTCTACCACGAATGATTGGACTGAAATACCGGCTTGCACAACCGCAGCGAGTCTATGTTGTCCATCAATCAGACGATCCTTGTTAAGGCGAATGGTATCGCCGTTCACCTTCCAGCGTCCAGCTAAAATCTCTGCCGCTAGCTTATCTACATATCTGAGATTCATGGCACGGTTGCCCATGTTCTTCTCATTAAGTGTTTTACGCGCCCATTCGGGCGTTATTGTCTTGAGTTCTGCTTTCATGTTAATGTCTGTTGTGTTTGGCTTCAATACTATTCCATGTTCAATATAAAAACTCACTAGCTGAATTAGTGCTAGGTATGATACCACCGGGAAATTGGCGAGCGCGGCAGGATTCGAACCTGCGGGTGGTAGGGTAACATCGAAATGTATGGAGTACTAGCTCTCCGGACCCTTCCGCTCTTCCTAGTGTCAAACTTTAACCGCTCGTTCACACATGCAAAAATTAATGCCTATCGCTGTAAGAGTTCCCTGGGAGCCCTCGGGTTTGTGCTCTATTACACTTCTACCGCATGTCGGTCCAGAGGACTACGCTCGTCATGGTATCGGTATCGGCCAGCACAGGCACGATAGGCAAATTAGCTGTCTTGGCTAGGCTGAGGCTGACGTATATTAACCCGTTCCTCACCAGCTTTCGTGTTTAGGACTTACCTCATACACGTAAGACAAATTGTTAAAGTAAAGAATCATCAATAGAGTAGGACAAAGGAATACCAAGAGAATTAGTATACTTAGTCAGCACATCCTTAATGAAATTTAAAGCGACTTCAATTTCAGCAGCAGTCGCCAGACTGGGGCCTACTCTAACTCTGACAGTATGTAGACATTCTGCCACGCCAAAATCAAATTCATACTTTGAACTGTTAGAAAATTCAGGTATGGAGGAGAGCCAATCGTTTATACTGAGATGATCAGCTAGACAATTGTCATCAGTCTCAAGTCCTACATAAAACATTGTTTCAGGATCTTCAGAATATGAACCTTCAACCTCTAGATCATTATAAGGAGAGTGACAGTAAATTAACGCACCCGTGAGGTCACTCACGTTCATACGACTGACACAATTGGGATCAACTAATTTTGTTACATTCATTCTGTGTTTTGTTTATCTAACGAAAGTAGTCGGCCCGGAGGGATTCGAACCCCCAACCAAGGAATTATGCTTAACTCGTTGATTATCAACACTTTACGTAAGTATTGTTTTTCAACACTTTTCAGTTTGAGTCTTGGACTTTACCTTTTCCCTTTCATTAAATTGAAGTGGGGAAGTCGCCATCAAGTCTCTACACCTTCTTTTTAACATACAAGACGTTAAAAAGCTTGGCTCGGTATTAACATCTTATTAAAGAAGCCTCCACCGAATTTGACGACATGCAAGTATGAATTACTTCATAAGTGACCCTTGCGCTAATATCATATTCATGTATATTATAAGGTATGAAAAAATGTAATCTCTGCGGAACCGAATTTAAAACTCAAGTGCATATAAATGGAAAGTGCAGGAATTTCGGCAATAGAAAATACTGCCTAACCTGCAGCCCATTTGGAGAAGGCAACAGAATAAAACTACACGCACCCAAAAGTAAAGAACACAATAACGCGAAATGCGAAATATGTACTGCCTACTTGAAAGGTAACGCCGTGAAATTCTGTTCAAAAACATGCAAATCCAAATCCAAATCTTGCACTGGCGCAACAGAAACAAACAATTATGCATACCAACAAGGGCGCGCGTTAACGAGAAAATTAGCTTTTATAAAACTACTAGGCGGTGCGTGCTATTGCTGCGGCTACAAAAAAAATTTAGCTGCGTTACACTTTCACCACCAAGATAGTAAAACAAAAAAATTCTCGATAGACTCCAGAGCGCTATCCAACACCAGTTTAAAAAGGCTGGAAGAAGAAATGGAGAAATGCGAGTTATTATGTGCTAACTGTCACGCCGAGAAACACTACCCTTACATGAACTTAGATACTGACGCTTTAAGTTCCCTGCTCTAACCATTGAGCTACGAGCCGAAAATTGGTAGGGATAGTAGGATTTGAACCTACGACATGCACCTTATCAAGATGCCGCTCTACCGCTGAGCTATACCCCTGAAAATTAAATAATGTCAAAGAACTGGTACCCGGTAAGGGAATCGAACCCCTATTAAAGCTTTAGAAGAGCTCTGTCCTATCCTTTGAACGAACCGGGTAAAGAGAATTCCATGCATTAACCAATATCCCTCTTAGCGCAAGAGTTTATTTGATAAATGCATGTCAACCTCACTCGAGGTCAAAGAACGCAAACGATACGCTCTGAAGATGGCTTGCCGCCTACGCCACTTACCGTATATTACATCATGCCTAGTCCCTCATCTTCAAAAAGAAATAGAGTAATGAGACTAACAAGGAAGTACGGTCTCATAAAAAAGGCAGGAGGTAAGTGCGTGATATGCGGATACAAAAAGAATATTTCGAGTTTAGCTTTTCACCACATAAGAGATAAAGTTACAAGGCTGTCAGGAACTTATCTGATTACATTGTCTCTGCGTGGCGCTGAAGAAGAGCTTAGCAAGTGCGCTTTGGTATGCCACAACTGCCATGGAGAAATTCATAATCCAGAACTCTCATTGAAAAATATTGCTCAAATGTGCGATCTCATTACCAAAAACAAATTAACGCACAACCAGGCATACAAACAAGTTTTCAATAAATAAAAAGGAAAGTGACCCGCGCCGTGGTGGCTACGACGCGGGTCTAGGCCATGAACCAAACAACAACACATGTGCCACCTGTGTTTGTTTACTGCGTTAGCAGCAGAGGCTGGGGAGTTCTTTCCCCAACACGTTTCTCGGCTTAGCAGCCTTAGCCGCTGCTCGGGCAACTGCTTCCCTGGATACCCAACCTGGCGACGCGAAGGCGCTGCTGTAACTAAACGCAGCGCTACAGAAGTCACGCGGCGGCGCGCATCTCTCCTGTAACCTCAACCGCAGTTGTTCATGCAGGCCAGTGACCCAGCCAGTGTCTAAACCTTTTGCTCGCCGCAAGAGGAATGTCTTCATGTCTTTGTTTTTATTCATAGGATGTATTATTTCTCTTGGTTTGTTAACAGATATTGCTATCCGTACAAATTTATATAACACACATACTACGCGTATTACATGCATAAGGATATATAAAAAATATGCGCCACTATTGGTAGCACATATTTTTCTGATTACCACTAAGCACCATGAACCTTAAGATCCAAGCAGGCCTTTGTTATCAGCTCTCCGAGACTTGGAGCGCCACTTTGCCATGCCTCCAGCTCAACCGGAATCTCGCAGCCCATGAACTGTTGCAGCTTCTCGCGGAATGCGGGGCCGCACATGTTGAGACGAGTTGGGACACCTTCTAGGCGCTCATCCATAAACCAGAAAACTCGGGACTCTTCGTCCGCCTGGTCAACGATCTCCATTAGGCGCGTGTGTGCTTTGAAGCCCTCTGGCGAGGCGATGTTGCGGACACCACTAGGCCACATCCACGACACCTCATTACTGAGGATGTCATTGTTTATTCCGATGGGGACCTCTGGATGGTGTGCATGCCCATATGAGCATCCGAAGGCGAAGAAAGCATCAGCTCCTTCCAGTTCTTGCAGTGTAACATTGCCGTGCCGAAGATCGGCCAACAAGCGAGTAAACGACGCATATATTGTCTTCATGATTTTGTATTTATTTTTTACCCCAACAGCTATAGTGGGGGCTTACAATTATATATAACCCGTGGGCTATACCTATTGCCTGTGTAAATGATAGGTAAAAAAGGGAGATGCAGCAAAGCCACACCCCCTTTCTTTCTTATGCGGGGATTGGGAAAAGAGCCGCCATGTAGAATCCGCCGCCCAGATCTGGGCGGCGGATTGTCGGGTGGCTTTCTGGCAACCCTAATTCAGCTGGTTCTTCACAAGCGTGACACATGCCCGCTGGGTCACCTTCCCCAAGGTAAAGGTTTACAGGATTCCCGTAATACGGGTATCCGCCTTTTTTTGTGTTGGGCGTGTGTATGGTTCCGACTTTAGTACTCATATACTTTATTTTGTTTGGTTTTGTTGTTTTCAACTACCCTATCGTGTTTGCCTTTCGGCTGAATTGGTTGCAGAGCATCTCGTTAGATGTTGACTTCGCGGCCCTCTTATGGGCTTGGATTGCTCCAATTTTTTTATCTCGCTTACCAGGTGGTGGGACTTACACCCACGCGTTTTCATCTTGAACTTATTTACATACTTGCTTGCCTGGACCAGGGCAACTAGGGTATGCACGTATTTCAAGGAATTTCACCTGGACCTGATCTGGTCCCATGTGTGGTATAAATTTTAACTAAATGTATTAGATACTGCTATCCGCTACAATTATATATAGCACAAGGGGATACCCTATTGCGCCTTATATAAATCAACAACAACTGCTACATCTTTAGCAGATTTAACCTGATGAATAAGGGCTCTGTATTTATACATGAACAGCTTATTCTTTATTTTAAATATATCAGTAAGGTGTCCTTTGGAATCAATAACAAAGGCATCCTCAGGAATTACATTAGCCTGTAACTCCTCCTCCCGGGTAATTACAAAATCGGCTAGGTAATTAATCTCCCGTACAGCCTTACCATTAGAGTCCTTGAACTTTTCCTGTAAAAGGAAATTAACCTGCTTATGAATCTTTACACCTTCAGGTAATAAAGTAAGTAGTAACTTATATGTCTCAGCCTCCCATTTAGAATCAAAGACAATACCGTTGTAAGTCCTGGCTTCTTTAGGGGATACCTTATAACGCCCAACCTTTGCGCTCTTATTTATTAACGCTATAAGCTTGGACGCTGATGTTTTATTTCGAGGTACACTCATTTGTTTTCTGCCGCTACTGCTTTGGCAGGAGTAACAGGAGCAGACATTGCCTGATCAATCAAGTCATCATCTTCAGATAATTCGTCAATCACATCTGGCGTGGCAGCTCCGGTAGCAAGAGGTTTACGGTCATTAGTATGTTTCTCCTCACCAGAGTCAATACTGTCTTCCGTATTAAAATCCTCATTTTGCTCAATGTCATCATTTTCAGACAGATGCTCGCCATCCACTTGTTCTCCATCCGCTAGCCCTTGTCCTTTAATCTTATTGATCAAAGCCAGTATATCTTCCAGGGACAATTCATTAGCAGTATCACTGGTCTCTAAACCATTCGTAAGTCCACCGGCTGTCTCACTCCTATTCAAAGCACCAATGGTGCCAGCAATTTTAAGGAGTGTATCCACGCACTCTTCAGTCTGTAAGCTAGCTATCTTGGTGAATTTAGGAGCCATATCCATGTACTCCGCTGCTGCCAGCAAAGACACAATAGGGTTTAATGCTGCGCTTTTGACACAATAACCAATAGCGCACTGTTTCTGCACTGGTGTAAGGCTGGAATCTGAAGCACCTTTAATAGTGTCCATAGCAGATTCAAAACCATACTCAAGGATATGTGTAGTTAAGTCAGGACCTCTACCTTCTGCAACCGCATGCACAATATCAACTAACTCAGATTGAGAAGCGGATTTACTGCCCATGCAAAGGTGGACCAAGAATTCTAAAGCGTCATCTGCTTGCTCTGATGCTGCTACCTTATCGTAGGCCAGCTTCTCTTCTTCCGCAGCTGGTTCCTTTTCAGGAGTCTTACGCACAACAATACGTTTAGGTGCTGTATCTTTAGGTTTCTTAATACTTGGAAAGGTCTTATCTAAAGCCTTGTTAGTTAAAGCGCCAGCGGCTATAGCGCTGAGTAACGCAAAGGCAACAGGCGCAGACCAGCCGAGCTCTGTTAAACCCATAGGCTCGCCGGGAGCAGCGGCAGCATTCTTAGCTTGCGCTTCCATATTAGCATTTTCAATAAACGACTGCTGCGCGTGATCCAACTGCTCCTGTAGTTGTTTACGCTTAACGTTCTGATAAAGCTTTCTTACTAAAGCATAAGTACCAAGGGTAGACAATAAACCACCAGTCAAGGCCAGACCACCAGCAGTGAAATCCATAGCGCCTGAACTCTCATTAGCAGTCTTACCTACATTTAAATAAAGAGTGTCATCATCTTCTTTTTCAGCATCAGCAGGTACTTGTTGTTTCAGTGTATTAATATAATTAACCAATGAAGTCAGTAAAGCACCAGAGCCACCAATAGCAGCACCGCCAATGAGGTAATTTTTAATTAATTCTTTACTACGAGGAGTTAAGGCTATCTTTTCCATTTTAAGAAGTGGTAATAAGTTGCTTGTATTCTACTCTAAAATATTCCAAAAGCATCAACCATTTTCCTTCATGGAAATTTTCTTTTCGGCTGGCGATAAGAATAGAAGGAGCATCTTCTGGTTGTTGCTTCGCGAGTAGAGCATTTAATTCTTTAAGTTGTTCTGTGTTGGCTGCATCGTACACAGCTACGACGGGACCTACCATTCTTGTAGTCTCAGGAAAGCGTTTATACTGATCTTCAAAGGTAGGAGTATTTATCCAAATTGACTTTCCTTTAGGATCCTTATTTTCTTCAAATCCAGAATCAGCGGCTGTGTCATTCCCGTCTGCTGTTTGTGTTTCCGGGGAGGCGAACATAGGCAAGATTTTGCTAGCATCCACGCTAACCGCCGCTCCTGGATCCATCATGGATTGTAACTCATCTGCACTTATCATAAGAAATTAAAATAGGTTTTCTCTAGCTGCTATCTCTTGTACTTGAGCCGCAATCTGGGAAGGCGCAAGCTTTTTAGTACCAAGCTGTCTTTTAATTTCGTCTGAAATCTTATTATAATAATCGATTTTGGCTTTAACAACTTCGGCCTCATCTTCGTCTTCCTGCGAGTGCCTATTAAGAAGCCAGTATAATCCGCCAGTAATACCGCCACCAACAGCACCCGCTGTAGCAATACTCTTAACGATATCTGGTGTAGATTTGCCTGCCATGGAAACCAAATTCGGCAAAAGGTTATTCGCCTGTTTAACTATTTCCTCGGAAGAAGCCTCTTTGATTTGCTGCTCATTCTCGGCTGCTATTTTGCCTATCGCCATCAGCGCAGCATCAGAGTATGCGTCAAACTCTGCATACCAAACTGGCGTATGCGCAAGCTTTTCAAAAATATGAAACTCTAGTTCAGATTTACGTCCTGCTTCTGCAAAAGCATCTGCTGCAACTTTGCATACAAACTTCTGCGCAAAACCATAGTTTGCCTCCTTAGGATTATCGATAGTAGAAACTAATCCAGATATAGTTACAAGACTTTGCGGATCCCGACCTAATGCGGCGGAAGCTAGCTTAGCGCCTAAATTAAAAAATGATGAATCATTCATGTTAAAGATATTGTCCTAATAGAGTTCTTCCTTGAAAAGATGGTTGACCTAGATCGTTCCGTGGAACAGCTGAGCCGAATAAAGACCTGGCAACAGTACCACCAAAAATAGCGCCTAATACAGTACCAATCAAACCTTTATTCATTAAAAATCTAGCTACGACAGCACCTACAGCAGCACCGCCCATACCTATTAGTGAATTAGATAATTGCGAAACTTCACCGCTGGATAGTTGGGATACGCCTGCTATGAGCTGGCTTTTTTCTGTAAAAGACATACCAGGGGCTGCTTGAATTAACTGCACTACTCTAGCTTGAGCTTCCGCAGAACCCATAGCCGCTGATTTGGTCTGAGCACCTTGCTTGCTGAGAGCGGCTAGAACTCTAGCCTTGGCATTGGTATTAAAATTTTTAAGTTCATCTGGAGCCCATTTTTCTGGCTCTGCCTCAGGCGCGTCCCATTGGGGTTTGTATTTGCGTAGGTACCCACTGTACGCTCCTAACGAGCCGGTGGCTAAGCCGCCTATTAAGGCGTTCCTTAGCATATCGGAGGTCATAGCTTTACCTGTAAGCATATTTAATGCCCCGGATCCTACCGCTCCCAATAGCATCCCGGGAGCCATAGATAATAGTCCCCCGGCGAGTGGTCCTTTGTTTAATATTTCACCAATAGCAGGACCATAACCTTTATACAAACGGTTAAGCTTATCCCCCATAGCATACCCAAAGGACCGATTACTTTGATGCGGATGATAGTATGCGTTTAATGCTGCATACTCTGGATTCTGACTTTTAAACTTATCGTCATAAGTAGACATCCATTGTAGTGGACTCATCTCCATAGTGTCCTGCTTATAAGGAGAAAGAGGGTCAGGCATTGTTATTGTCTGCCCGTCAGAAGTAGCAAGATCATGAATCTTATGCTTGATCTTACCCTTTACGGCAGGATCCATCGCCTTATAAAGCTGAGTTAATGATGGATCTTGAGTCATCTTATCTGTCTCCGTTACGGTAACGTCCGTAGATTAATGCGCCGCCGCCAGTACCTGTAACCAGCTGCTTATTATTAATACCAAGATCCGTTGGCATATCATCAGGATTAGGACACAAAGGATCGGTATAGTTTTGATTACCATCAGAGCCTGGAATGCCTTTTATAGTATCCCATTTTTTGACATTGGCGGGTTGTCCGTTGTCAATGCGACTTTGCTCTGCCCTTTTAAGCAGATATAAGCTAGCAGCTAATTTAGTCAAAACGTCCATGATACAGTTTAACATATCATGGACGTTAAGACAAACGCAAATATACTAGAATTCTTTACCGTGCAGTCTCTCCCGAGTAGTATTGTACTGCATCTTAGCCGCCATAGCCTCGAACACGCGCCAACCTCTTCCGGCTGCTAAATCACATATACGAATAACGACATCAGCTAACTCCGCCTCTACACCTGTATATTCTGGTACTTTATCATCAGGAGGATTACCGTGTCTTAACGCCTCCAGTGCTTCGGATAGTTCTGAGTGCATAAGCGCAATAGCTTCGCCGTCATTGCGCTCCTTGTCCCAAAACCCTTTATTAGCCGCATTCTGATAAATATCAGATGCGACATCGTTCATAGCTGCTACCCAATCAATCTTAGTTTCTACTTCCATTTAATTTATTTATTGCGGTGGTTGTGATAAGGAATCTCTGCCCTGGCTTTCAGCTTGCGATCTCATTTCTTCCATCTTTTGCTTGGCCATTGCGTGGAGGTTCGGATTTGATGTGCGAACAGCTGCCATTTGCTTCTGTCGTTCACCGACAGGCAACTGCAACCATTGCTGCGCCATTTCAGCAGCTTTGTTCTGGATGTCAAGCGGATTCATTTCGCCTCCAGCCATACCGCCTTCCATACCAGCAGGAGAGCTTCCTGCTGCGCCACCTTGCTGCGCTTGCTGCGCCAGAACGTTGTCCATAGACCCTATTTCCTGTTGTCTTTGGAAGTCAGACTGCAGCTTCATCTGCTCCTTCTGAATTTCAATATCTTCTTGTGCGCGCTGTTTAGCCGCTTCAACAGGATCTTTGATACCAAACGGACCATAAGCGATGGAGCGAGGAATTTCTGCGCCTGCGGCCAACTGCATGTATACGCGCTGACGCTCTAGGTCATCTGCAAGGCGAGGAAGCTGCAGGGAGGCCTCAAGACGTTGCTGACCTACATAGTCGCAAATTCTACCAGACACCCATTTAACAATTCTATCAAAGCCCTGGTGAATGAAGTGGAATGAATTCTCAAACAGACGCACTGCAGTAGGAATCTGCTGAACTTGTAATGAACCTTTAAACAACTCTGCCGGGTATCCCATGGAATCAAGGAGCACGTTATTATGATACTCTACAAGTTCTTTAGGAGCCAGGCTTTTACCTTGAGCTCCGAACTCTTGATACGTTACTGGAAAAGGAAGAGCATGGATAGCAAACGGGTCTAGGCGGCGACGCTTTATCACTTCTTTAATTTCTGAACCCCAACGATTCAGTAACATATAATTCATAGGATCACTAGCCTGCGAGGACGGCACAGGATGGAACATACGGAAAGGTAGCATATAATCTAACCCAACCGATTCATCAATCTTACGAAGAACCTGTAGCTGATGAATATGACGGAAGTTAGCAATAGTTTCAGGTAAACCCCAACCGTAATTAGAAACACCTGAAATAGTGGGTGCTTTGAAGTGGAAAACCTGTCCTTCATTGAATAGAAAATCCTGTTCTAGAGCAATAGCCTTGAGCATACTCATTGGCGTCTCATTAACCTGGTACATGATACTATTTTTAATCATGGTAACCCACTCAGGTTCAAACCTATAAATCATTTGCTGCTTACCACTCATGAATGAATGCTGCAGAACAACCTGACGTGGATCGATTTTACGTAATCTAATCCGTGACTTATCCCGGGAAGGGCGGTCGATGAAATCTAGCTTAATTCTAGATCTTTTTTCCTTGGGCTTATCAAATGTAGTAGGATCCGGCACATCATATTTCATGGCCTTATAATCATACTTTACATCCGCCCCGAACATAGGAAGTGCGTATTCTTTATACTTACCATCTCTATGATCCACAAGTACACGATCAAATGGAAGGTGTAGACGAAGGAACGCATTACCGTAGGCACTCCACTCCTGCCCCACTTCAAGTAACGCTCCAAAAATATCCAGGTCATTAATCAAGAAACTTTTAAATTCATCACGTTCATCTTGATCGCCATCCTTACCAGTAAAATCAATATCAGTAACAAAATGACTAATTACTCGCGTAGATGCGCGGCGATAAAGAGGGTTTAAGTAATAAAGAAATAGACAGAAATCTAGAGCAGACTGTAATTCAGTCGGGATAGCTGTGCTACTGGGAAGTAGGAAGGGGTCTGCAAAGGTGCGGTTCTTACCTGTCCAAATTGCAAACGCGTCATTGTCGCCGGGATAATTGACCATAAGTATTATTTATTCGTTAATGTCTTTCCCGTCAAGCATACTGCCCAGTTCCACTGCTGAGGCAACTTTACCTATTGTAAGTTCGCACTCGTTCTCTGGGTGCGAGCAATTACACACTTTACCTGTAACAGGGCAAGGTGTTTTGTCTGATTTAACAACGCCTTCTTTAATCATAATTATTCAGTTTGAATTCGCAGAAAGGATACAAATGTAAAAGGTATTTTGGGGAAAGTAAAGAACCCTCCTGCATAAATTACAGAATAGTCCTGACCTCGATATTGTATAGTCAATTCTGTATTTATGTTCGGCTCGAATTGTATAGCATCCCTTTTAATAATGAAGGCTACTCCAAATTCTGTAATGCTAACGTTTAAAGCCTTAAAACCCAGCCTACCAAACGGACCTACAATCCTGACTTCCTCTTTAGCAGGTGTTTGTTCTAAATAGTCAGCCAACATCTGTACTGGATCTCTCTTCATAGCAGCTTTACCTATATAAGGCGTTGTGTAGGAGGTTGTGTCTTCCGTAGGTCCTATCTCATCAGGATCTTGGTACACATCTGTAACGCCTGTATCTTCTTCCGAGTTATCCGTAGAATCCGATTCATCATCAGGCCCATAAGCGACATCGTCTTGTATTTTCATAACAGGTAGTTCAATGCCGAATTGAGAAGCCTTAACCTTGTGCCCTTGTAAAAGCTTTTCTTTGAAACTCCTCATGGCCGACACAGTAGGAGGTGTTCTTTCAACGCCAGTATCAATGCTTTGAGACATAATTATAAAGTAAACTGCTTAGCATTATCTTCAAATTTAGCAATACTCTTCTGTGATTTATAATGCTTTTTCTTTCCGGTAGACACTTGATGTTTAATTGCGCTGACAGCATGTATATCTAAATCACCCTCCATAATAGGAACAGTCATACCATTTATCTTTTTACATAACGAAAACATAACACATATAGGACCTCCAAATATAGTTATGTAATACATATTTATTTCATCAATACTACAATAAATCTTTGCAGACTCATACTCGTTTTTTCTATTAGTAAGCTCCAACCCCAAAATCATATCTTTAGGTACAAGTGTTTCATAAAGAAACATAGCCGCCTTGCGCACAATCTGAGAAGCCTGGTACTGATTGCCTTGACCTAAACACTGAGCGTACGATTCTTTGAAATCAGTGAATATATTCCTCGCTTCAGAAAACTTAGCTTTGAAATCAAACACACCATTAATAAAATTGGAATCCAATCCAAGTTGCTGTGTAGAAGAACGAATCAAAGCTAACCTCGCTCTTCTATTAACACCCTGCAATAAACGGTACCACCCTGATCTACTGGAGTAGCCCAACATATTTGAAATGTCCGTATGCGTCTTATCGTTAGCTTTAGCCCAACTATTCAGACATTTAATCCAACGTTGAGTCTGTGCCGGGGTCGCGAACGTTCCTAGCTTTGGTTTTTTGTATCCCATATTTCCTTTGTTTTGACAGTAGACGATTTCTTCCTTTTTATAGGAGTCTTGTAGCTAGGCTTAGCCTCCCCATGATGATCAACATGTCTATAATCACATTCCCAAAGAACGCGAGCTAAAAATTCGCTCACAGCTACAACTTTCTCCTCAGTCCAGTCCCGGCATGTCTCATGTAGTGACTCATGCACCACAATCATTAACCGCTGAAATCCTCTCAGCCTCTCATCCACAGTGATCAGTGATGTTTTATCATTCACCTTCTCCCACAAACCCAGGGCCTGCTGCCTACCTAACTTACTCTCTGTAATCCTGAGTTTATTCCTACGGCATACAGGGCGCTTTGAATTAGATTTGGGCTTGGGCATAAAAAAACCTCCACGGTAGACATACGCTACCATGGAGGCTAGAAAATGCACCAGATTATTGCTTTAATCCTTCCAGGATATTACCGCGAAGTTCTACAAATTTATTCTCTCTGGCTTTGTCTTTTTCAACATAATCAGCAAATTTTTGCGAGGTGGCTTTGTCGTCGTGGATAGCTGAAGTATGGCGGATAAAGCCTTCATACTTAGCTTGACGGACTAATTCAGGAGTGATTTCGTTTGGCATAGTGTATCAGATTGTAGCGAATTTTATTAGTTAATCAAGAAATAGTTTTACCACTTACCGTATCCGTACGCAGGATTATAGATGTTGGCGGCGTTAAGTTCTCTATTCTGTGTACTTAAAGATTTCAGATACTGCATCTTGGCTTGATCTAGCGCGGAATTATTATTGTAGTTGCTCCCCATGTATTTATGAAAAGCGGCATTGTAATCGATAGGAGTTTCCGCGCCCAGGGCCTGCATATCTTCCATACCTTCTGCATCCATAGCTGCGTAATCTGGAGCTGGCGCGGGGATAGCCGCTGGTGCTGGCGTAACAGCCATGCTGGGGGCCTGCATATCTTCCATACCTTCTGCATCCATAGCTGCGTAATCTGGAGCTGGCGCGGGGATAGCCGCTGGTGCTGGCGTAACAGCCATGCTGGGGGTAGTTGCGCCTGATGACTGAGGCGTGGCTGGCTGCGCGGCAGCGCTGCCCCCCATTAATCTGTTCATTCCATAAGCACCTACAGCACCACCTAAAAGACCAACGCCTCCAGCCTGCGCTAAAGGATTTCTAGCTGCTGATATTAAACCACCGCGCGCTGCGGCGGCACCGCTACTTAAGGCCTGTCTTGCCCCGGTAGCTACTTGCCCAAGACCTTGTCGCGCCAAGCCTAAACCTGTCGGCATAGCGGCTGCGACGGCTGGCGCTACAGCAGCAATGGGAGCGGATGCCATGGCGCTAGCGGCTGGAATAGTCGGCACACCATCAGGCACATTAGTTAATATGGGTTTACGTGTAGGTGCCACGGATGGTGTTTGCGGCGCAAGCCCTTTAACGTGCTTGTTTACGACATGTTGCGTACGAGCTGCGTTTTCCATTGGGGAAAGATTGCTGCGCGCGTTTGCAACAGCCTGCTCGCCTGGCGACAATATTGGCTTAGGCTTAGGCTTAGGCTTAGGCTTAGGCTTATATTTTATTTTACTGCCGGTATTTCGCGCAGCTCCTCTTACTCCTCTAGCTAAGAGTCCTCCCGGAATCCCCGCAGTTTTGATTAAATAGGCAGACAGAAAAAGTTTTTCGAAAAAGTTCATAAATTTCGTACGCTAATAAAAGGCATTGCGAGTCTTAAGTCAACTTATCTTGCAGCTTTTCTATGAAGCTCTAAAGCTTTCTGTATGGCTGTATTTATTTCTGAGGATGAAACTCTAGCAGCGTTATTACCTGTACCATGGTAGTATGACTGCTCTCCTTTAGCCGGGAGCGCTGCCCACTCCTTAGCTAAATTAATCCGCATCTGCTCCGCATTAATTTTACCAGATAAATAGTCTTTAAATCCTCTTCTATCAATCAAACTTTTAGCGTACGTATCCTGTGTATTCTGATCAAACACAGTTTTATTTAGATCGTGTTTATGCTGCTTAGCTAAATCCATTAAATTTTTATTTAATATTTGATAACCACCTGCAGCCGTACCGCCATGAGTTTTAAGCCGCTGACTCTGTAAATCTAATACTTGTTGCAAAGTTTTTTTAGTTAAGCCAAATGGTTTATTACTCCCTACCATAGTGTCATACCCAGCAACATTAGCCTCTCCCTTTCTTATTACATCTAGTATAGGCTGATAGTGAGATGCATAAGATACAGGAGCTGGTTTATGTGTGACCTTAGGAGCAGCAACAGGTATAGCCTTCGGCACTTCTGAGTCTAGTAAAGAAACAGCTGGTCCAAGTATACCCGATGTAGGTACTGGCGCTGTATTAGCGGTGTATGATTTCTTAATTATAAAAGAGCTAAGGAATAACTTATCTAAACTATTCATATTAATCTGGTAATTTAACAGTTAACCCATCCAGGTCTTCCGGGCTCATCCACTGGACCTTTTTGGTTTTGCGATTATAGAATCTTTGATACGGTTTACCGTCTGAACCTATTTTAGACCCCCAGGCCATTCTACTGTCGATTCCTATCTTTTCACTGTTACCAGACCAGAATGGCTGTGTCTCCATAGATCCGCGTATAAACAATTTACTGCCCGGGACAGTAGCGCAATAAACCAAATCATCATATGGCTCTTTAGACCAGTGACTTCCGTACTCCTTACCTGGATAGTTTTTGTGTTTGTAACTTTTACCCCAAATAGATTTTTCTTTAACTTTAAACTGGCTCACCGCATAATTCATCGTTTTTACATGTGGGCGCTTATCAGGCTCTAGTCTGATACGACACGGGTGTCCCAGAGAAATCATTAGCTTCTCTACTCCTTCAGCCAGTAACGGAGATGTTGTACAATATGCATTATGCGTCTTATTAATACGCCCATCACCTTGCATTAAGGCGTATAGTAGCGCTTCGCGCGCGTGGACTGGAAATTCCAAAAGCTCTGCAGGAAATCCTTTTTCATGACACAACCTTCCGGCAGGTACATAAGAAAGCAGAAAATTATACAACTGCGGATTGTAAATTAAAAAACCATTTTTTACACCTGACTTTTCTTCTCCAGCAGAGGGTCCATATTTTCTATACGTAAACTTAATACACATAGAATTTAACAATTCTTCAATTTCTTGAAAACAGTCAGGATTAGCCAGCGAAGACTGTGAAATACACACATGCGAATTAATAGATTCTTCCGCCGTGATATTACCTTCAGATAGAAACCAACCCATGAAAGCCGCAAATGATTCTATTGGAACAACGCCCACACCAGGCATATCAAAATGACTTTTGTCTTTCATAATGCCTTCATAAGGCAGGTGCCAGCAGGGTACGCGTATAGTCTTACCGTATAGATTATCCGCAAAAGCAACTTTGTATTGCTGCCAATTATCAACTGGTTTTGCAGAGTAGTAAACTCTATGTTGTGGTGTAACGCGCATCAGAATATTCTTATGCTCCGCTCTAATCAAGTCACCCTTAAAATGGTACTTTTGTATAGCCGAAGCTTTATGAAATTCTAACTTACCATCTATATTACAAGCAAACTCAGTATCAGAATTTACATTCTCCCACAATTGCCAACCAGTATAGGTATAAACCCTAGTACCTTTACCTATACATTCTGGTCCTTCCAAACTTGATATAAACCCAAACTGGTCTGTCCTAATTGAGTTACCTGACCAAAACTGCTTACCCTTCCTCCTAGTCAGAAGTAGACCGCCAGGAACTGAGGCGCAGTATACGTAACCCTCGTATTCGACCTTGCAATGATTATGGGGTTTAACTTCTTTGATTCTAACGGTCAGCTCATTAACGCGATGCATAGTACAACTCACCTCGCCTTTTCTATTTTTACCGGTCCAATTATTACCTAACGATACAGAAGCGCCAGCCAAAGTTAAAAGCCTGGCTAACCCGCCTGCTAATCTATGGCTTGATGTGGAGAAAATATTCGCACCTGCTCTGTTTTTATTGCCGTCGCCTAAACAAAAAGCGTCTAGGAATCTGCGTCTATACTCAGATTTAACCTCAAATAAAAAATCCGGAATATATTTATCTCCGCAATAACCAAATACACTTAAATATAAATATAAAGATTTACAGCCTGTTACAAAATTTCTGCCATACTGTTTAAACTTAAAAGGTAGTTTAGATAGTAAATCGGTTATTTTTTTACATTTCTCAGGATTTGCTATAGGGCATTGAGTGATGGTAACTGTGTAATGATGCTTCTTTGTGTTGTAACAAGAACCCTCCGCCATATACCAACCCAAAAATTCACACCAATCACCCATGTCAATAGGAGGGATAATACGTGGTCTATCCCCAGTAGACGCGCGCGGCGCAGGGGCTAATTCAAAATAGTCAGAAGAATCACTGCCCGCGTATGCTATGTGAGCAGCAGAGTAAACTCTAAATTTACCGTAGTGCTCTTCCGCGCTCTCGAATGCCCATTTTTTTGTGCGTACCGAAGGAGCGGTCCATATTCTATGATTAGGAGTTACTAAAAAATTTACTGTATTAGAATCAACCCCATACATCAAGCCTTTATAAAAAGATTTATGTAAAGAGGAAGGCTTATGAAATTCCAGCCGCTCATCTAGCTTGCAAGCCAATTCGTCTTCTAGGCTAACCTCATTCCATCTTTTCCAACCAGCGCGCGTGAAGACTTCCGTATCAGCGTCATGACACTGCATACCTTCTGTTATAGCATTGTCAGTACCAATACCGCCAGGTCCCATCTGCGTAGCTCTACGTGACTGCTCTAATAGATGTAGAGGATTAATTTCTTCCAAAGGAGAGGACAAAGGATTCCCAATAAGGAACTTCTCCATATAGGAATCAAAGGCAAACGGACCTACTGCCTTAAGATTCTTATGCCGGGCAATGAGCGGAAGCATTGATCCGCGCACCCTATCACTATCTAAACGAACACGTTCAGATAACAGCCGATCTGTAGTTAGTATTCTTTTGAATAGTAAACTATCACGTTCGTCTGGTGCGTCTAGCCCCCTATTAATAGCCAGCAATTTCTGAGATGCTGAAAGCAGTCCTTTAACTCCTACAGGCACATACTCTTCCTCGTCGTCAGGAATACCATTATTATTAGCGTCTACCTTACGATTAGGTAAGATAGAACGAACCTTAGCAACTGCTGAAGCTTGCTTTTTAACTTTGGAAAGTATTTCGTCTACTTGAGATCTTTTCATGTTAAGATTTAGCATTCCTAATGTTATCTAGAAGAGCGGTAAGCGCAGCCGTGTTCTTGAGATTATTATTATTTAAGATATCGGTTTCTAGTCTACGGTTTCGGTTGGCAAATGCTAAGCCTAAACCAGTTCCTAGTAAACCTAGTCCAGGCAAAGCGCGGAGAGTTTTAGGCGCTCTGGCCATCATAGCGAAATACGCATTATTTAAAAAACCTTCCGGCTTACCCCCCATATATCTAGCTATAGGTGTCAAGGCATCCGATTTTAAATAATCAGACGTAAGTATATCTCGGGCAGCCGTGCCTGGTGTTATGTCGGCCTTACCTAAAATAGCGGGCATAGAGGAACAAACACCGCCAGAATATTTAGGTAAAACCTTTCTAAAATCCGCTATGCTTAATTTATTACCTGACGGGTCTGTATCGATTAGATCAGCCATAGCATGAGCATACGATTTTGCGTTCTGCATGAAATTTCTAGTCCCAGAGAAATTTTCATTATTTAAATTTTTAATAGAAGCAGCGGACGAAAGATTAGGAAGGAACAAATCCTTTAACCCCGCCTTTATCCCTGCGGGTGTGTCGTATAAAGCGGACGCTGCGGACTGGGCCTGAATTGTAGCCGCAGCGCTAGGCCAACCTTTATTTATTAACATTTTTTTAACTTCCTCTTCAAAAATATTTACCGAGCGCTCCATTCTACGCATACCCCTAAGAACATTATTCTTAGTCGCCGCATCATTAAATCTCAATATTTGCAGATTATGATCCTTATGTATATTTCCGCTTGTACTATTAAATCCGTAATAAGGGTGTGAGTCTATATCCCAGTTTTTTCGCGCGTTATGTACAACGCTAACATGTTGACCGTTAGGATTACCAGTGACCAAATTAACTCCAGTGGGTATAGGAAGAATTTTTTTATCTCCAGATATTAAAATATCACCAGGGCGCATCAGCCGCTTGAAAGCATCAAAACTTTTAATCTCCTGTCCTTGTCCGTAATGTTGTAACGGTTGGGCAGTCAGCGCAGGAGCCATAGTAAATAAACCAGCAGCTCCTAATAAAGGTGGCATAATCCCGGCATCAGATATAGCAGGAGGGCCTCCCATTAATGATAATGCTGTCGTGATCATGTGATATAATTATTACTATTGTACTTATCCCAGGCTGTCTGCTTATAAGTTTCCATAGCTTTAGCTAGTTGTCCACGTACTTCCTCGTCATCAATCAACTTAAGAGGGTCTATAGCCCAGTTACGTAACGCGAAAGCCCGACGAGGAGTTGGATTCTTTTTAAATTGGGAACCATGCCTGGCTTTAAATGATTTCCATCTTTTAATCTGTCTGTCGTCATCTTCTGTTCTACGACCAGCTTTGTACTGCTCGTACCATTGGAGCCAGCCCATACTGTCGACATCTTTATTAATCCACTCGTCTGGCCATTTATCCATGGATGCTAGCCTGGGACCGTAGTGCCCGTATATGGCGTTGTATGAATCCTGGATATCTTCAGGTTTATAGTCTGGTATGAAATCTGCTGTGGACGCTTCTTTTTTATGTTTAGTCACACGCTTTTCTTTTTTTAATTTGTGCTCGTAAGGATTATCCAAAGTATCTATATCTTCCTCGTCTAATTCCAATTCATAAATATCAGGTTCACCTTTTGGTTCTTTCTTCCATTTTGGTTCAGTACCTAAAAAGTGCGCCTCTTCTAAATCTGAATCATCCCAGGTTTTGCCGGTGTCCATATGGTATAGCCCCATCAACCTAGCAATGGACATATCTGGAGTAATGTAGGATCCCTCTCTTAAAACTTCTATACCTTTATTTGGAGAGCCGTGATAATACTTTTTTTTATTCATCTTCTTCATCCTCCTGGTCTACTAAGGCCTGTAATGCCGCTATGGCTTCGTCATTTAATGTATAATGTTCAGGACCAGGGGCTCTACGCTTTTCTACCGGTACATCCGCAAAGCTACTGACGCCTAATTCTTTCATTATGGCGGCTGCTGCCGCCTCGTTAGCCAGGCGCGTCTCCTCTGGTTCGAAGTCATCTAGCCTTAAAGTTTTAACTCCTTCTGGCGCGAACCGCAAACGCCCTATACCTCTACTGTGGCCAATCCAATACTTACCTCCGGGCGGTAACGTGTGCGGTAAGCCAGCATCAAAACCTACAGACAGTCCTTTCTGCTGTAAAACATTGGCTACAGCATTGTAAAATTCATCATACTTACCTATGTCTTTACCCATGACTTCAGGATTACCTTTAATTATATAAGCATCCTTTAATTTCTCCTTAACAGGCACAGATGCCCCAGCCTCCGCTAATGCGGTAGCTATCTTGCCTACTTCAGGATCGTCATCTTCTTCATCCTCCTGGAAAACTCTTCTAACACCTTGAGGAATTACTTCTCTAGGTACATGAATTCTAAAGCCTGTAGGTAAATGAGTAATACCGGACATACGCCCGTTCTGATCCACAATGAACTCATCTGGATACCTAGCTAAAGCTGCTGCCATAATAGCCGTCTTCTTTTTATATTCTTCTTTAGCCTGCGAGCTATGTCTTCTCGCCTGCATTAATGCGTGCATGTCTGCCGCTGATTTAACACCAGTATCCTCATCAAAATAATTCTCATAAACCTGTTCAGGTTCTAAGTCAGGCGCAAAAGGTATTTCATCAACAACTTTTTCCGCCGCTTGTTTACCATACCATCTAGCTTCCCATTCTGCTGCCACCTTAGGATCAAACATATTAGGTAGATTCTTTTGCGCTACGCGGGCATGAATCTGCGCAGCTTCAAAAGCATTCTTTAAAGAATTAACTTTTTCTTCGCGCGTCTTATCTACCTTCTTTTGACGCGCAGAAACAAGGCGATCATAAGCTTTATCAAATACGCGTGTGTCGTATTTCATTTGATTCGCACGTAAAATTTCAGGCCCCCAAGCTTTCTCTAACTCTTTGTCATCTGTACCGAGATCTTTTAATAGACTGTATAAGTGCAGATTAGCTTGAGAAATCTTTACTCTATACTGAGTAGTCTCAGGTTCAAATCCAACACGAAAACCTATACCGGTGCCTGGCTTAACATTGAACTGCGTCTCAAGCTCTCCATTCTCCTGCCTGCGCGTATACACACCGGGAAGAAGGCGAGACTGCATGATCGATGCGTACTCATTACCTCCGTGAATAAATGTACCTCTATTAGTAAGGTACGGTACCTTCATTAATGAAATACGCTTCTCTTCTAACATCTGATCATTAGTATTATCAAATAACTTTAATGTGCCTCTCAATTTTTTAGTTATGTATTTGTTCTCAAGTAAGTTTTTCTTTTGCTCGGACACAGGCACGTCATCTCTATCATCATAGTCCACATCGTGTAATTCCATTCTGACACTTCCATAATTAACAGGAAATGATTTAATCATGGAATTCTTTACGCCATCAAAAATTTGATTGCGTAGTGTGGTGAAGTCGTCAAAGTCGCGCAGGATAACTCCTTTTGGTAACTCTTCTTCTGGCTCAATATTTTGCTGCATATAGTGAAAGATAATTTACTTGATATCTAAAAAAAAGCAAAAACTGATAGGTAAAAAAGAGACCCGAAGGTCTCCTCGTAGAGGCTTTTACTTTGCCTTTGATCTGCTGGATCTGCTTTTTATTTTGGCGTAGACTGTCGCGCCTACAATAAAAGTGGCGGCGATGCCCATGACCCACATGACCTGAAGCTTCCAGAAGGCCACGGCTTGTTCGTGGGTTATGCCCACGGCCAGAGCATTCCTGTACGCGATGGCGTAGACGACGCCGACCAATACTACAAATGTTACTACGAATTTCATAATACTAATGTGTTGTTGTTGTTGTTGTTGTTGTTGTGAAAATCCCCGAATCACATTGTATGTAAATAGGGGGTTACAATTATATATAGCACAATAAGTATAGCTATCGCCTGCAGGGCTAATAGGTAAAAAAGAGGCGCGGTGGTTATCCGCGAGCTCTTTAATAACGCTAGACTCCTGAGATGAGTGAAGCGTCGAAGTTGCCCGTAGAGAACGGCAGCATCCGCTCATACAGGCTAGGATCCAGCGTGCTGAACCCCAAGTCTCCTTTGATGAGGGCATTACGATAGACCTCGTTCGGTCTGTCGTGGCTGATGTCCTCTACCAATTCCTCGCCCGATGCTGTGTACATGATACCCACCTCAGCAACGCCAAAGTAAGACAGCATAACCTCCAGCGCCTTTGTCCAGTTTTGAGGGTAGTCTTTTAGGACTACTTCCTCTTCGTTGGACAGCACCATGGGTATGGGTAATGACCACCCACAAGCCGTATCGCCGCGTACAACATCGATGATGGTGCGCGCAGTAAGAGGTAGGTTGTTTGGCACTTGGTCAAAGCGACAAACTAGCTCGATCGGGCAGCCCGTATACAGGGTTGCGGAGTTAAACCCATCGTGGAAGGCTTTTGCCGTTATGGCGCGGCCTTCGTAGTTGCCCGCGTTTGACGCAAGCATGGGTAGATTACTGGGATTAACTCTCCTGACGCCGCCCGGAAAGCGAAGTTCCGACGCCTGCCCCCTTACGGGAGGCGTGTCATCTCCCCAGTCCTGAATTTCAGGGTGGGACGACAACTTACTATCTCCACCACGGATCATGTATCGACCCTCTATGACGAAGGCAGACACAACATCCAGACGGCACGGCGTTTTACAACGCCACTGAGAACCAGTGCGACTCCACACTGGCAAGAACTGACCTGGCTGCAGGAAGGCCTTACCTCCCTGCGCTTGGAACGACAGACCGAAGTTAGCCCAGCATTCCTGCTGTGCCTTCCCCTGCCTCTGCAAAGGAGCGTGGCTAAGCACGGTCTCCTCTACCTTGTTTTTCTGCGGGGGATTGCCCGCCCTTGTTGTTGTTGTTGTTGTCATGGCCTTTGTTGTTAACCGCGAACCAGATGGAGCCCACGGTTAAAATTGGTATTATCGGCCATAGCGTAGAAACTAGGCCGATAAAAGAAATGAAGACGGGTGCAGCTACTGCAAGAGTAACTGCACCCGTGGAAGTGGTGATAATATGTGAGCGGTCCACAATTATTTATAACACAACATGACGTCGTATTACAAATTAATTGCGGGCGGTAGAAACAACAGAAACCTGGTTACCAGACACGTTCAAAACCTCGAACCCGCCTGGGAGGGAGTCACCAGTAGAAACAGAATCAACAGCATCAATGGAGTTAATTAATTTCAATATATTAGCCTTATTAACACCAGCAGGACATTGAGTAACCTCAACACCGCCAGTCTTGGAATTTACCTTTAGAACTATATCTTCCTTACCTTGTAAGTGATCAGGAAGTACTGCCTTACTGGCATAATAAGTTTTAGGAATAACATCAATGTCGATGACTTTACCATCCTTGTCCTGAATGATTACAAAGTCATTATGCAATCTAGAATCAAGTCCGTCCCGTACTCTACCGGGAGTCTGTCGGCCTTCACATCTTTTCCATACATCAAAAGTACAAACTTGTTTTACCTCACGGTAGTTGTTTGAAACAAATTTACATAAATATTTATGATTGTCTCCGCCTTCAGGATCGGCCTCTACAAGAGGCGGCTTCATGCTGAATGCTTCGGTTTTCTTAATGTTCTCGCGCTTTGGTTTAATCAATGCGCCTGGAGATTGTATACTGGATACGCGTGTGCTCATATAAGTCCTTTTTGTTTTCTTTGAAGGTAAATAATTTTTTCTATCAAGTCAGCTTTCAATAAACCAGGAGTACAGTTAGGGCAAGCTTGAATATGATAAGAATGATTTTTTTCAAAAGTAAAACCATCGTTATCATGGTGCGGATCTAGCCAGCCCATAACCATCCTGCACTTACAACATACTATCTTAGAGCACTCTTTATATGTACCAATGCAAAGCTTACAAAGCGGCTCCATCACATTAGTGACGACACCAGAATCATAAATTTTAAAATCGGTCAGATGCTTTTGCCTGCCACACGCTACACAAGGTGAATGCGTGATAGAAGTTATAACTTCAGTGGGAGGAGGTAGGCTACTCAATAACCTAAATGCCTGTTGTGCTACTGCAGGTAGTTCCTGATTCATATTTAATTAATAACTTGAAAGTATGTTTCTAAATAACTGTGCTTGTCATTATCAGGTGTTTTAATATATCCCAACACCTGGTCAAGCTTTTCGTGTGCTCTTGCTGCTTTAATAGAAAGCCGATCAAAGTCAATTTGATCTATAGACCCTATAATCTTTGTAGCCGAGCCGCGATACGGAGGAACAAATCTAATTACAGATTGCTCGTCCCATTTCTTAAAATGGTTAGTTACAGTTTGATAACCTAACCCTATGTGGTCTGAGAACCAATTCAAATCAATATGGAAAAATCCATCTTCTTCCATACCATACTCTAGAATAGTATTCCACCATAAATCAAATCTAGAGTCATCTTCCGGTGTATTCTCGTCTAGTCTGATCTTAGCGATTTTCTCGCCGTTCTTTTCTCGTTCTACAATTTTATTAGACTTAAGAACTTCTAGAATGGCAGGTACTTTACGACTAAATAAATTAGTCTTCTTCGCGATATCGCTAATGGTGAGTTGTGATATACCATTACTATCAGCCGCGAGGTTAAGTACGCGCAGAACAGAATTAATCTCAGACCTGGAAGGATAACTGCACTCTATAAAGAATTTCTGTGTATTGTAACTATCTGGAGAATAGAAAGTCTTACAAACAGAATCCTTCTCATCACGCCCTGCGCGTCCAACTTCTTGTGCTAACGCTTCTAGTGACCCGGGAATATCCCTGTGGACTACACCACGTATATTACCCTTGTCCACTCCCATACCAAAAGCATTAGTCGCAACCATAACACGAATCTTATCATTCATGAACATGTCTTGATTAACGCGTTTATCCGTAGGTGCCAGCTCTCCATGGAAAATAATTACATCTTCCCGTAGTGCAGACATTAATTGCTTAGCTGTATGCTCTACTTTATTTATAGTAGCGCAGTAAACAATAACAGGCCCGTCCACACCAGATACAAAATCCGCAATTTGTGTCTCGCTCAGCATATTCTCACTCTTCAGGTGAAGGTTAGATCTGCGCGCGTAGTACGCGAGTTTCTGCGCATTCTCCAAATGTAGAACGCGCCGAATATCAGCCTCGACTTCATCCGGGCAGGTGGCTGTAAATGCGGCTACAACCTTGGGGTTCTTTTCTCGGATGAAATCACCCACAAGGCAATAACTAGATCTAAAATTATCAGACCACTGAGAAAGGCAGTGGCAATTACCTACAACCAAAGGCTTGCCTTTACGCCGCACAATAATATTGCCAGTGGGTACGCGCACACAATATACTTTACCAGTATAATTAAATTCAGTTTTATTCAATTGTTGCGCGCCAATATCAGATACATACATAGATATAAATAATCTGTACATGGTGGAAAAAGTCTTTTTCCTTTTATCTTCCTGTACAATATTATTAGACTTATAATTAGCTAATATACAAATACTTTGTACAAAATCAGTATTATCTTTAACCTTAGAAGAATAATAATGCGTATTATATGTCAATTTAGAGCCATCCCACGCAACTACTTCTTCTATAAACCTTACAGCCTTTTTATAACTAAATTTGTTTACGGAAAAATTATCTTTAAGATATTTAGAAGCATTAGCAATATCAAAAACTAAGAATCTTCTATAGTTATTTTTAGTTTTTACTTCTGACCATTTAAATGCACCATCTTGCATTAATTGCAAGAATCTATCGATTTTACGTTTCTTCTTAAAAGAAAAAGATAAAGTATGCAAACCTGACTTTTTCTCTGCATGAAAACTACCATCAGCCTGAAAAGCGATCATTAATCGCTCTTCAGGTGTCAGATCATCTAGACCCTCAAAAGACGAAATACCAGAAGCTGGTAAACTTTTATAAGAATTTAGACTTATATTATCTACAGATTCTTTCTTAAATCCGCCTACGTATCTAGCTACAAGCTCATGATTTGGAGTCATATCCAAATCGCAAAGGCGATCTGAATGTAAACGAATCATACGACCTGAATGCTCTCTGCAAATATATTCAACAGGCTTTGCAAAACTTATACTATTGTTAACCGTGCTAAATTGTGCTACTTCTACTCCTTCTTCCAAAGAATCGAAACGAACAAAACCATTTTCAGTTAAAATTTCTACATCAGGCGTAAAACACTCGTCCATTATCACCGCGTCCGGAGGTACGCGAGTCATGGCTTCTTTAAAGGTTTCATTGTGCAGCCTTTCAGGCGCTACATAAATAAATTGAAGCTCTCCTTCCGCCCAGCGTTTCATGGCTGCTTGGTTCTCCGCTTCTGTCTGCATGGAGGATATAGCTTGCGCCTTAATCCCTTTAGCTGTTAAGCTTTGGACTTGATCCCGCATAAGCGCGACCAGAGGCGAAAATATAATAGACCGCCAACCAAGACATAAAGTCGGAATTACAAAGCAGGCAGTCTTTCCTGTTGACGTCGGGAGAATACATAGAGTATCTCTCTGCGCCATAATATTTACGATTACCGGCTCTTGCCCTGGGCGTAACTGAGAAAACCCCATTACACTTAAGGCATTAGGTAATTGAGAATACCCTCGTTTCAGAACGTCCATGTTAATCTTGGACTCTCTCGTAGGAGTTACAACTTCTGACATATATGTTTTAAAGTGCTAAGGCACTGCTCTGTTTTAGACACGCCTTCTGGGTTAAGCTCTAGCCATCTAACTATGGTTCTATAATTAAAATTCTGCCTTCGGTCAAGTGTCAATATGGTCGGCTTATGAAAAGCCTCACATATATCTACAGTAACTCTGGAGAGGCGCTGTACATACTCATCTACATTTGATATAGACGCTCCGTGCTTAAGTAAATACCATCTGTAAATGGGCAGTAAAACATTATTAGGATGTACGGTAAATATACGACTTGTACCTCTGCCTTCGGAATGAATTAGAGATGCAATAATATTTTCGACGCCGCCTTGCTTAGCAACTTCGTAAGAAGGTATATGAATAGTTTCATCGCAAGCACTAGTACACGTGCTCGCCGTAGGGCTAGACGTGGTACAGTTTATACAATAAATATCGTATGAGTCATCCCAGATTTGTTCTGGAAGAAATGGAAAAGAAACTCCATCACCGGTTTCTTTTAGGAAAGCGATGATGGAGAAGTTTTGATCAAACATTAGGAAGGATTTTCAGGTGTGCGCATGAACGATCTAAACGGCTCTTTTCTGATCAAAAGAACATGCGGATAATCAGGATGATATTGAACGCGCTGCTCCCTAAATTTAACAGAGTGATGCGCCCCTTTAGGATAGAATACAAATGTTAAAAATTTACGCCCAAATTTAGGATCATGCATGCACAAATTCATTGCATCAAAATCTCCTAAAGGTCTTGGGATGTTAAATTCTTTATCTATCGGTACAACAAATTGTTTGTACACTTCAATTGCGGAGTAGTATTCACAAAGGGGAATATGACTGCCCACCATCTGATAGTGATCTTCTTTGAAATTTTCCAAAGAGTCAGTACCTTTCAGTAAAGGCTTAGCCATATGTATTTTCTTAGGATCGGTTTTAAAATGTAATAATTCGATCCACCCATTGATACACTCCGTATTCGAAGACATATTACTCACTATATAGAAATTAAAGGATAAAGCAAGGCTGACACGTCGTTACGATGATTAATACACATCGTAGGTTTAGACAATTTTTCGAGAATTCTTTCCGCCGCCGCAGGCATTGTTGCGGTATCAATAGCCTGACAAATAAACAGGCCCTCTTTACCAGAAACAAGAGAGTCAGTCAGCAACAAAGGAGAATCGGTAGACTCAACAAGCTGCCACAAATGACTTCTATTCTTAGGGAACATAAATTCACCGAATGCAGGGAACGTCTCGTAGACGCACAATAAATCACGAAATCTCAAGGGCAAATTAGCGCACATCGCATCTACCGCAGAAAACAGATCCGACAGAATTTCATAGTCTGTCGGATCTAGTTTAAAATGTTTAGCTATGTGAGAAATCAACCTATGATCATTCGTTTTGGGATGGGATGTCCTCATTAGAATTTTCTTCTTGATTCATATCTATATCTTCAATAACAGACAGCAGATGCGCATCTTGCTCAGGATGATCAGCAACGTCAGCGCAAACTGGAAAGTTCTGCTCCATCTTCTGCCGCAAAGCTTCAAGCGCTTCCCTGTCCAGCTGAGTACCTAACTCAACTTCAGATTCAATAGAATCGTCATGCTCAGCATGATAATTCTTTTCTATGTTAGTTTTAATATTATCAACAACATCAACATAACCGTTGATACCTAGTAGCTTACCAAGATTAGACTTAACTTCCTGGTTAGCATTAAATGCTTCGTAAAACTCATCAGCAGATACTTCAGTAACTCCTAGCACCGGGCTAGAGAATTTGGAACCTTTAACGGACGTGCTCATCCATTTCTGTTCCGCGCACATAGTAGCGAATCCAATATTGAAATTGATTGCTGAATCCATATACGTCAAAGTATCATTATAGAAACCGGTGCGTAGCTCATAGAAGAATTTGATATTATCGTGACCAAGAGAGTTCTTTGCTACACGACAACTAATCAGGTTCCCGGTAATGTCCCCTGAACCATTCTTCGCCAACCCTCTACGCGACAGGATTAATGTCAGCGCAGTATTTTGGTGTAGCGCCTTGCCTCCGATGCGAGTCTTATTGTACAGCGCACTAGCTTCCGGCGTCATAAACGACGCGCCGCCACCGCCCATGTCAATTTTATCGTTTTGATGGTGTACAATAATAAGTACAACATTGAACTGTTTCAGGAATGCAGGAAGAAGTCGGCACCACTTGTGTGCCCATTTAGCGTGGCCTAGATTAGAACCCTCACTAATCTCTTTGAATTTTTTCTTCTTAGCATCAGACATGTTGTCGCCATAGTTGTAAAACCCTGCGGCCTCGTCGGGATTTAGTAACTTAGACCAGGGGTCTACAGCAATAACAATAGGTACATGCATAGGAACACGGGGCGTGTCCTTTGTGCCCTTAGTGCCTCTGGCGATATACACAAAATCTTTCATCGCCTGCCACATATGATCCAGAGAATTAACTGGCTCAACACGTAGACGATTAAGCATTTTATACGCTCGAGTAATACTTGGATGTAGCGCACGCATTACTCTAGGCGCTGGAATCTGTTTAGACTCGCACTCTATGTATAACGCAGGACAACCAACATCCATGGCACTCCCTAGCATATCCATTACCAGGGTAGATTTACCAATGCCTTCTGCACCAATAATATCTATAATTTTCTGAGAGGGTACGCCATACTGCCCTACGGCATACTGCAATAAGAAATGCCGAAAAGGGAAAGCGAAGCCTTCCTGTATCTCAGACATTTTCTTAAAGCTTACACTCTGATTCTTTCTAGAAGAAACTGCGCCGTCTAATGCGACTTTAAATTTGTCGCCGTAGTCTTCTTCGCTATCTAGAAAATGAAAACCGTAATCTATGTTAACCCCAGGCAATTGGGCTGGAGGGGATTCTATAACATCGTTGTCTACTAAAGATTCGACAGCAGTATGTACCGCTGTATTTTTTTTGGCGGAGCCCGGTGGGCGACCTCTGCGCTTAATTGGAAGTTCTGTGGACATAAATAATTAAAGTTAAAATTAAAGCGTGCTGCACGTTTCCATGCAGCACGCGTATTATTTAATTAAGCCTTCTTCTCGATACGGTTGACGAACTGCACAAACTTCATCAACTCTGAAGTTGGGAGTGTGCCCGCGTCAAACTTAGCTTTTAATTCATCATACGCCACTTTCTCCTCATCCGTGAGAATGGAGGTAGAAGGCGGAGCAACTGGCACGACTACCGCTGGGGGCGGTGTGGCGGTTATGCTAGGTAGTGATGAAGGAGCGGGGGCTGGCTGCGGTAGGGCTGGAGGTTTAGGCTTGTTAGCCTGTACCACGAATCCAGCCTCGGCAGGAGTCTGCCAAACACTTTTTGTGCCTGTACCGCAGATCATAAACGTACTAGTCGTATGCGTACTGATGAGGCTTTGCACCTCTGCCCGAGTGATAGGCTCATCTTCAGTATTACCATTCATGGACACCCAGAACCTTTCTTCAGGCGCTACCATGGCTGGCGGCGGAGGCGAAAGGGTTGCTGGAGTTTCCCATGGAGGGGTCTCTTGTTGGACAGGCACTGGAGGTGCAGGGGGCCTATAAGGAGCGGCCTGCTGCACGGCTGCGGGTTTCTGCGCAAACGGATTGGCCACTGGAGGGCGGAATGAATCTAAGTCTTCTTCCGAATTGGAACCAGGAAATACCTTGGCTCTACTTGGGCTTGGCGGAATATGTGCGTAGTTACTACACACCTCCTCGATCAAATGATAAGGAATTGCGCCGTCCTCTACGAGGAACTCAATAATTTCCTGCGCGCCCATAACTTTAAAGGCGGAGCTGTCACCATAAAGGTGATAACGTCCAGTCATAGCTTCTGGAGGGACGGGATACTGACGCACACCTTTTAGCGACTTATGAGATCCAGATGTAAACACAAAGCCGTTGAAAGGCTGTGGGGTCGAGGGAATGGGGGTAGTCTCAACCATAACACCGCTTTGCGGATCAGTAATATCACCATATAAATAATGAGGCCAGTTAGGATCAATAGTCTGCTCATGCGCGGGACGCCACTCGGACAGCTTACCGGCTAGGTCTTCGAAGGCCTTCTGAGATACATCGACTAAATAATTTCTAACATTACGGTCTGTACCTGCAGTACCAAAGAAGTTAAACACATAACGACGCTGAGGATAAGGAATGACAATTTTAGCGTCTTTCTTATTTTCAGGGCGTTCAGTTAAAGCGCGTATAGCTGGATCGTCATGCTTCTTGGCGAAGTTACGAATATCCTGCACAGGATCGATGAGCTCAGGGCCGCGCGAAATACTGTGAGTGAATCGCAATGTTGAAGGGCTCAGGAACGATACTTGTTTATTACCGAACCAGGAGTAAGCAGCCACAACAGCGAAGAAAGCGCTGAGTACCGGCTGATTAGTTTCCGCGTCGATATTATCTGCATTACGATACGGCATCCAGGAAGACTGGAAATCCGCGTCAGCCTGGGATAAGGCATAATTAAACGCCGGTAAAATTCTACCGGAGAACATTTTCTTTTGTGTGGGTGTGCCGCCATAAATACCTGGCTTGTAATAACCACCCCAGTAGCTGTTTTCTTTTTCAGCTTTCAGTTGTCTTTGAATTTCAGAATAATCAGTAGGAACGAATGACATGTCAGTTGGTTTTGTAAGTTTTATCTTCTAGCAATTTTTTATCATCTTTATCAGGTTTAGCCGACCAACGATATACGAAGTCGCTGTCGATAGGGTACGACATTTTTCTTCCATGGTACTCCCATGTGTTCTCATCCGTCATAAAGAGCTGGTGCAATTGCGCAACCTTAAATCGTTCTTCAAGTGGACAAAGAGTAACAACGGAATCATATAAAATAATCAATGGTCTAGCCTGCATATTTAACTTGATGTAAGCATCTAGCAGCCATTTACCTGCTCGCGCAGCGGTGGCAGCTACACTCTCCTGCATCGGGAAATTGCGAGCTTCTCTACCCATAGACTTAAACAAGCCCATAGTCAAATGCTCGTCAATGTCATCCAGGTATTTTGGATCATGGGAAGCGAAATGACGAATTCTTCCAGATGCTGCGCGGTAATATCCGGGCTTCTCTGGTACACGTTCCATTTTAATTAAAAAGTCTTGTGCTACTGGCTGACGTTTTTCAAGCGCCTTCAATAACCGCTGACCTGTACCTTCTTCTGGCTTCTTACCTGTATCCTGTTCAATTTTGCGTTCCAGGGTTGAGGCGGACGCGCCGTATGCCGAATTAGATATAAGCAAGCCACTGGCAACAAATCTATGCCTTGGTCCTGCGTTTATTATATCGTATACTGGCTCTTTTGTGAGCTTAAAACCCTTTTCTTCGAATATTCTTCTAACTGCGCGTCCGACATGCCCTGCTTCATCAACCTGTGCGTAGTAGATACGCTGAGCTTCAAGCCAAGCCTCTCTATCTTCTGCCTGATTGATTCTGACTTTACATACGATTTTTCCCACGCCGCCAGCAATTGCTCGTCGGATAGACCTTCTCGTATCATCTTTCTTGTAGTACTGGCCGCGAAGCCTATACCTATACGAGCCGATCGCTGCAAAGAGTTTTCTCTGCGCTGCTTCGCCTGACGAATACGCAAAGTTAACTCTTCGTGCTTCGCCACATGTTCTATTATATCCTGATCGGTTAATCCTTTCCGATATAGACTCATTATATGTTTCTCTCCTACAACCAAGCCCGGATTTAATCTTATTAAATTCCTGGCTTGCAATACTTTCGCATTTGCTAATATTGCCTTCCGGCTCTTTATTTCTCCAGACTTTATCCTTAGAAGTATTTCTTCTTCCGAATACCCCATTTGCAGCATGCCCCATAACGTTTTCATAGAGACACTCACACCTGGGTTGTCTTTTAATAACTTCTCGGCGCGTACGCGGTAGGACCAGCGAGAAGCTCTCGTATTTCTTAAATTTTCTTGCCTTGTGACCAAACGTAGGTTGCCCTTCGAGTAGTGGCCATCGTTGTTTATTCTGTCGAAATCCAAACCTTTGAAGTCTGTATCCGGCCATCTTTGAAGCGCCCATAAAATAAATTCTCTGCGACTTTTGAATATTAGTTTTATGCCTCGCCCCTTGTAATTGTAGCTGCTGACATGGCTGTCTAGAAAACACCTTTGACGCATAGCTTGATACCTTGCGCCTAGTGTGCGCGCGCGTGGGTCGTTGTATCGCAAAGGAGACAGGCATCGACATTTTAGACCTTTGCCCGCCTCCACGTTGTGTAACCACCTGCGCGTTGTTTTCTGACACCTTTGACACCGCACCATAAATATGATGCCTTTTCTTGCGCGTTCTATTGTTCTTGTGTCTGCTACCAGCCGTATCCAATTCAAAGCCGCTATACGATTTAATACTGAGACCTCGCAAGGCAGCTTCTCCGAAACAACACTTTTCTCCACTTGAGAGCCAGACAACATGGTCTGGGGTTGCGGACAGTCCTTGGTAATTAATTGTGAATCTATTTCCTTGGTATTGTATGGAATCATAAGACACCATATCTAAACCATCCCATACATAAGTACAACCATAAATTATCGCGTCTTCTATGCTTAGAACACCTTTTTCTGTACGTATTTTTGTATATTTATTAACGCAGCTGAAGTTACCTACCTTAGCAGCACCACGGTCTTTCTTTTCGTCAAGTACTTCTCTAGGTTTAATATGAACCATCTCAGCCAAAGACCAATGTAGGTCCTGTTTAGGATGTTTCAAAGAACCGTCATCTTTTCTTATTAAGGATGGATCATCCGGGGAAATAAGGAGGTGTTTATACTCTTCCTGTGTGGAAGGAGGAAACACTTCAGGAGGAAAAGCCAGCCGAACTTTTTTATCATCTTTAGTAACCGCAAAATTTAAATCGGGGTTACAAACAATATCAATTAGGTTTTTATCCCCTGATACAAAGGCTAGTCCTCTAATTTCCGCAGTCTGATAATCGGACTCTACAAAGCACCAACCTTCAGGAGCTTTAACGCAACTGCGTATAGAAGGTACCTCACTCTTGTATTCCCCCTTATCATTTTTAATAATAAACTTCTCAAACTCTTCTGGTAATTCTCCGCGTTCTTTTAGTTTACCAAAAAGACCAGCTATACCATTAGAAATCATGGAGTTAACATAGCTAGGCCAATTCAACGAGTTTGGTTTCCAAGAATTGTGCGAAAAACAACCGGACGCCTCGTAGGAATGATCCTCCTCTACGGAGATGTCATATACTGGATAGCTTCCGCAAGGGACAACCCCTTTAATTTTAATTCCTGATCGGTATGTTTGTATCTTTCGTGGATACCTCTGTGCCCGGATGTGGTGCAGAGCGCTAAGTTGTCTAGTGCGTTGTTTTTCCGATCCTGATCTATATGATGCACAGCTAGATGATCCGGCAACTGCGAGGGATGTATACCCAGCGCCTCTGCCATGACTATACGATGTACGAAGTAACGTTGGCCATCTATTAGGCGTGTTAAATAACCGTAACCATCGTCGCAATCCCCCTTCCAGGTCGCGGCCTCTTCCCCCCTCTTCCCTTTCCAAGGATTCTTCTCTCCCAGCTTTGAGCTCGAGTATTTTATCGCTTTGAGCTTTTTGAATTCTTCCTCGCCTAACTCTAGACGAAGTATTCGATAAGTAGTATGCGGAGTTATATTCAAAATCTCCGCTACTTGCTCGGCGGTGCTCAAGGACTCTCGGTAAAGAGAAACAACTTTCTTCCTCAGTTCCGGATTGTTTAAATGCTTTTTGCAAACAGACATCTCTAACAGATATCCACTTTCCAGCTTCGGTCAATAGTAAATGTTCCTCAGTACATAACAGTACTTCCCCATTTTCAAAACTTACCTTATACATGGGGGCCGCTGGCTTAATATATGTATCCTCTACTTTTCTCCATCTGTTTAAATGTGTCCAGACAAGGTCACCAATTTTAATATCTCTTATACGTTTAAAACCATCAAAACAACGTATTAAAGTGTCACCGTGGACGCACCGGGGTCTTCCGGTTTCTGTGGTACTCATTTGCCCATGCACACGATTATCGCTGCATAGGTAAAAATGTAGCCCGTTCTCTTTTACAACGTTACCGTCAGCATCTATGTCGGCCTCTTTAAGGAAAGCTTTACATATATTACCTACAGCGTTCAATTGTAATAACCTACGAAGCAGCGCGTCATTATTCTGTTCAGATAAAATCTGCAGCGTTTGTTTATCAACAGCAGGATTATAATTCTTCTGGGCCTCTGGCGGCATGGACTTAATCTTTTCCCATGATGTTGCAGGTAGCCCTTTCTCCTTATTACCAGTCGACTTTACAGGCTCGTAACACTTAACATTAAATAACCAGCGTTTTAACTGTGTTGAAGATCTAATATTGAAATGCGCGCTGTCAATAAAGTGGTCGAATATATGTTTAAGTTTAGGTACATCATCAGGCTTTTTAGCGGATCCTTTAAGCACCGCCCAGGCCTCCATATGCTCTGAATTAGCTATTAAAGAAATGAACTCTAAATATTTTTCAGTAGCAAGCTCAGGAGGTAACCTAGTTGCAAATGCCATTAAAACAAAGTTCTTAGCCTCTACATGAATCTCCTCACGCAGGATAACTTCCATTTTGTCTCTAGCAAACGTGTATAAAACTCTAAGCTCGTCCATCATGGCTACATCCATAGGAAGGCCAACCAAGGCGAAACTCACAAATACATCCGTAACAAACGGATGAAATATATTATTATAATAGTCTAGAAGATCTTGAGCCTGCAGACTCCGCTGAATAATTGGCCATGCTCTAAAGACAGTATCTACGTCTTTGCAGTTAGAAACAAAACCAGACTTAGTTAAGAAGTTCTCCGCTTTATCTACAGCTAAGCAGTAACGAATACCATCACCGCTACAAGGTTTGACCGGTACGTCACTAATACCAACAATAGGTTCAAAGTACAAAGGACCTGGTATATGCGCGTTGACCTTCAAATTATACGGAACATTGGTTTTATATCCGCAATCATTATGTATATAATCTTTAATATAATTTAAAAAAACAACAGAATCTTTAACTGAAAAGCATATATGATTCTGATTTTTTCTATATTTAACATACACACCCATATTGCTTCTAAACCAAGAACGTAAGGCGGCAAGCTCCTGCTCTTGTAAATGGTAAATAGTAATACGTACCTCGTTACCGCAAGTTAGGTTACCATCATCTTGATACCAGACAGCTATTCCCGGCGCTTGAAGATGGTCTAGTAAATTTTCAGTAATTAATAATTTTCTTTTACTATGCGCCAAGGCCTCTTTTCTCTCCCATGTATCCGATAACGCGGCAATGTATGGAGTGTACTTGGATCTATAAGCGCATAAAGAACCTTTTGATTCTACATTTTCAGGGTCACCAAAAAGTACATTAACTTTCCACTTCAAATAATCAGCGCGTTTTTCACACTGGCTCATAACTAAACCAGCGTGCGCTTTGTTTCTCCTCGCGATGCCGCCATCGCCTAGTAGACAACCTAAAAATACAGATAATTGTGTAGACGTAAAAGTATTGTAAGACGTACAAATACTATCCTTTCCAGGTATAATATCCTGCACTGCTACCTTACCTCTCTGCGTTATTACCTTATGATCAGGGGTTAATACCGGACCTAAGTAACCATGCTTTCCTCTCTGTGCATATTTAGTTACTAACCTCTTCCACACTTTTTGTCTGGTATTGACTTTGTACCAGTTAGTAACTTTGCAATTCTGTACTTTACCATTTAATACAGCCTTAACTTCTCCTGCATATTTACTGTTAACTAGATCTTTAATTTTACACCAAGATCCATCGCCTAGCTGTACTAAACTTTCTTGGCGTAAACACGCATAAGGTATAAGAATCTCATCCGGAATAGCGCCGTAGCCACCATCCACCATTAATGCCTTGTTCTGTTTAACCCACAACACAAGATCTAGGTCATACCTTCCTAAATCCGTGTACTTCAGGGCTATTCGCTCTAAGGAAAGGTCCTCGGCCTCATTAGCAGTTTGTTGCGCAAACTCGGTATCGAAAATACACTTCTCATACCAATTAAGTCCTAGTACATGATGCAACCATGGGGCGTCAGCAGCAAAGTGATGCCCGATGTATTTTACATCTTCTAAATCTAACCACTCTGAAAGTATAGCGCCTGCTTCTTTATACGAAATATCAAAGGTGTAATTACCCTTGTCATCCATCCAGCGGACATAACATGCCTTACCGGGGGCCCAGCAAAATTGCGTGCTGCGTAATTTACCGTCTATATGGTTGTTACCAGACCACTCACAGTCCACACTAATTACATCAAAATTATTCTGTTTCCAATTGCTAACTACTCTTTTAAGATCAGAGGAATTAGTAATTGTCTCATACTCTAAAGGAATGCGTCCGGTGGATACATTACATATCTCCTTATACATCCTATTAATTTCTCTAGCTTCTACCTGGAACTTTCCAATGTACTCCGGGTTAGAGACAAGCTTATATGTATCATCGAGGAGATATATTTTAGCGTTGTACTTCTCGCTATAAAACCAACCGCTTTTGGCGTCACTCAAAGACAGCTTTATATTTGCTAGAAGATCAAAGACAGGTTTGCCGATACATACAATGATCTTAGGGCTTACGAGAGCTATCTCTTCTTCTAGTGAGGGAAGCGCCCAAGCCACTACATCTTTCGGTATCTTAATGCGTTCATTCTTGGGCAGCAACCATTTGACCAGCGCTGTGTAGTAGCACTTATAAAGATCGATACCCTCCTGATTAAAAATATCAGAGAACATAACACCGGCGTCTGACCTCAGATAACGAGGCTGCACCCGGACGCCCTGCCCTCCGTCTCTGCCTTTAAGAAATTTACTAGCCTCCTGCGGGGATACGCAGGAAGTAATAAACATTATATCGGCTGGCTTTATGCCTTCCCCAGAAACAAATGTAACACCATTATGCCCGCGAACAGTCCCTGTCTTATCGAGATACTGTAACGGCGGGAGAGTGTAGTCTGGAACAGGTACTACCTTGTCCTTCGTTTGATTCTCCATATACTTTCAATACCTCTTTTATAAATACATACTCGTCGTAACGCGCGGCGCGAAGCCCAGCATCAAAATCTTCCATGACTGGCTCATCTTTTAATTTCTCAAGATGAGCCAGCCTGGTTGTAAGCTTAAGATTTAATTTTTTGTCCACTGGATTGTCCCAGGATCATATGCCATTTGTCCTTCAAGTAGTCAATAGCTTTCGCTGTATAACGCGTCTGGAATCGAACACAAGGCTCTGCGCTGGAAACATAAGCCGGATTATCGAGCTCAAGTTGGTTTCCATTATCGTCTGTAGGATTAGGCTTCTTCTTGCAAAGCACCTGACACACAACAGCCATATTAGCTCTAATCATTTCAGACTTGAGTATTGGTGTACGGTGGCTGGAATGCGCCACATGGAACGTACGACGAAGCAGCTCCTGGAACTTATCTTTTTTGATAAGTTTATTAGTAGCAGGGTCAATCCATGAGTCCGCAAACAGAGAATACAGTTGATCACTGTTCAGCAAACCTATACGAGTAAGATTTTCTGCTCTATGATGCTTATTTCCTCTTCTAGCAATATACTGGTGCAGGCTTTCATTTTCACTTCCATTGTTACCAATAGCGAATACCATAGCCTTACCTCTATCAGCCTTGGGGGCTTGTGTGAACTGCACAGCAGGTTTGTCCGCTTTTCGTGCGGCATCAATTTTATTTGGTAACTTGCTTGGTAGCCCAGGTAAATTACCGGTTAACGCCATAACCTGTTTACGTAGAGTCGCCATCTCCTCCTCCAGTTCTTTGCGTCTATTAACCTCCAGACAAAGCTGGTCTACAATACCCGCGACGTAACGGACAGACGCTGTGATATTTTGCACCGCATCCGCTACACATGTAATACTTAAATCTTTAACTTTAGTAACAGTAACGGGGTCTGCGCGCGTCGCGAAGGAAGGCGACAACTCAACACCGTAAACAGAAGATTGCGCCAAAATCCAGGCGCGAATACTAGATTTAATTGCAGCATCGATGCGTATACCGGATAAGTTGATAATAAACTTCACACCCGATAGAGTCCACATCAACTGACGCGTGCGTCTAATAGGTTTGCCGTCATCAAGAACGAAATGCACAGGAGCGTCATCATGATAAATAGCATGCGACGGTACAGACATCACAGCTTGATAGTAACTAGCCAAATTATTTGCGCTAACGCGAAGAAGCTTAGCTAAATTAGTATTAGAAATTAACCACTTAGGATGTAGGGCGTCGCCTAGTTTAGCCTCGGATACTAAATACCACGCACTGTCTGCTACGATCAGGCACTGTTTCCAATAAATGCCGCCGCTGCGAACGCGGTGATTAATTTGTCCAATAGTATATGTGGTGTGTGTGTTTTGTGTGCTCATTCCAGTTTAGTGTAGGTGTTTAAATATTAATTCTATCGCTGCCTCGTAAGGCATATCACCGACATCCTTGTATTGTTCAGGTATATCAATGAAAACTACTTCCATACCTCTCTCACTCATTAACTCTTTAATTCTTTTAGCCATTTCTTGTCCTGCCTTGTCATTATCGGCAACGACTATTATCTTTTTAAATTTTCTAACTAGTAAGTCCGCATGACGCTCGCTCATATATTTACCAAGAAGCGCTACGGCTCCAGGACCTATACGCGCGGCGTCTAAAGGACCTTCTACAACACATACGGTAGGTTTACGTAAATTAAGTTTTTGATTAAACTCAACCGCAGCGTCTATACCCATAAGGGTATCATTACGCGCCATACCAAATGCAGTCTTATATTTTGAAGGCTTCCACTCAATAGCGTAACCCTCTAATTTAATCTCTATCCCAGGTAGAGGTTCCCATTTACCTGTTGTAGTATTCTTCTGCTCAGCAGCTACCCAGTTATTTTTGTAAGGGTGAAAATAGTATTTCAAACCGTTCTCAACCTTTTCAATAATACGCGCCTGCCAGCCTACTTGAACCCCATTAATAAAAGAATAGAATACTATTCTCCCTTGTGGAGTATCTTTGAAATCAAGCGGCAGTCTTTTATAGAAAATACCCTTTTCTGCATTCTCGGGATTTTCTTGAAGACAATACGAGCACTTGAATTGTTTATACAGAAGATCCAAATCATAACCTCTGTTTTTTAAATATTCTACAGCAGGATGAAATGGAGGTAGACCAGTAATTGGAGTGACTACTCCCGGGTCCATGGGAACTAGGTTTCCTTTACCGTCATCAACTAAACTCGCAGATTTCAGCGTCGCCGCCTGAATGATTTTAGATGAAATATTCTGTAAACCCCTCTTTTCCAGCGTGGGGTACTTTCTCTCGTTTAGTAAATCAGATACCTTATACTTGGTATTAGTTTTGTGACATACAGCACTGTAGTCTCTAACTAGTTCATCTACTATATGTCCGCGATGGCTAACCCAGTCATCTGTCTGCTTATATCTAGAAGCATTTACAGTTAAATGCTTACTTTGTATTTCCTTGCGTCCATCTGTTTTTAAACATTCAGGAGAAGGTAAATAAATATGGAAGCCGTTAGATTCATTACGAATTAACGCAGGCCCGTGAAGGCGACTCAGCGCTTCCGCAAGTAGCAGGACTTCTCTCGGAATAGTACTCGTTGGTAACCCCTGCGTTGTATTCACTTCCGTGTGCGTCATAAAGGTGGTCAAAGAAATGCAATTGATGCGCGAACATATCCAGCTTCCTGTTACGTATTTTATTTATGAACAATGTACATCTCAAGTTATCTACAGCATCGCGACGATGGGCGGCAAATGCTGCCCAGTTAATAAAGTTAAACTTTTTAAAGTTAAGTAAAAAATCATGTACAGCCAAGTTAGCAGTAATTTCCGCAAATAAAGTTTGTTCAAACTCAACAGCTAACAACTTAAGTATACTTGGTTTATAATATTTAGACATACTAAGGACTACAAGTTTAGCATAAACAGGAATTGCATTAGATTTAACAAAATTATAGTAATCAGTGTAAGTTAGTTTTTCAACATTAGAATCAAGTTCTCTAAGCGTCTTGGAAGCTAGCGAGATTTCCTTGAAAACATAACTCTCCGAGGTTCCTGAAGACATCTCTTCAATCTGGTCCTTTATGTAATCAATCTCGCCGGGTCTGATGGTTTCGCAATGCTCTTTGAGAATCTCATCAAAATTACGAATAAGATCTAACAAGCTGAAAGCCAACTGTTTAGATTCAATAATCTTACAAATCTTAGCTACTGTAATTTTATTTATGACACCGGAATCCAGCCTTCTAGCTGCGCTTCTAGCTGCTGCCGGGGTAAGCATTTTGTCATCAGATACCTCCGCTAGACGCTCCATGAGCGCATACTCAACCGGGTTATTTTCCGGGTTTGACAGACGGTCAAAACATCCTGCCTCCGTGTAATGCGTACCTTCCAAGCCATTTCCCGGACTACCATCTTCATGGTTCCGGGAAACAGCTTGATGACGCAATGATATTTTTTCTACAGGTTCAAATTCTTTTTCTGCATCATTCCCGGAAGCAGAAATTGTTTGGTCTTCCTCTCTGGTTTTCAGAGAACCTTCAGGAGAGTTAATACTCTCCAAAAAAGAAGCGCGGAGCGCGCGACGCATCGAAGCATGCGCTAACTGCATCTCTCTTTGAGCCTTCTTACCGGCAATACGCCAATACGTTCCGTGCTGGCGTATACCGCGCACGGCTAAGAAATCTTCAATTTTACCTTCCCTCTTGAGCTCGGTGAAGATGTCGTCGGCTTTACGTGCTTTAAAATTAAGACGCGTAAATACCCACTCTTTAGAAACAAACTTACCGAGCTTATTCATATGCTCGATCAAGGCTAACACCTCGCCTTTAGTTTTATCCTCAATAGACTTGAAGTTAAGTTTGACAGCCAAAACAGGGATGTCGCTCTCGCCAGCTATCACCATATGTTCAGGTATACTCAACGTGTTGTGAGCAATAGGACGGCGAGGTCTTTCTTCCGTTTTAACGAAGGCGCAAGGTTTCCAAAGCATAAGAGTCGCGATGCTAGCAAGGCGCAAGGCACGCGCAACACAAATGTGAGTTTTTTTCACACCCAAGGAGCAACACGCTGATATTCGTATTCTCTTTTAAACGGTACCGCTTTTGGATCACCAAACCTAGACTTTGAAATAAAAAAGAATTGCTTGATAGAGTACGTAGCGGCCTCATCCAATTCTGAACCTATTCTATAGTCTTTGCGTTTCTTATTCTTTTCCTGATCTACCTGCTTAGCATACTCTTCTGAGTACAAGCTAGATATACCGATAATGGCAGAATAGTTTCTGCCCATGGTTTTACACTCAGAAAGATCTTGAGAGTCTATTTTAACTTTATTCACAGCAGCGGGTACGGCCTGGGCAAAAGCTATAGCCACGAAGTTTCTTTTACGACAAAGCTCTTCTAGTGCATCTGCCGCTGCCTGGTAAATGTGCCGCGTCTTATCCCCAGCTTCCGCCATTGATCCTAACGCACCACCAATCCAGTCCAGGATGACATAATCGATTTTCTTGCCGCTCTCCTTCTCGTATGTATCGATCTCATCCTCGATTTTCTTAATTATATTTATATCATTCTGTTTTTGAAAGTTGCCCCAGTTAATAAACTGCGCATCTCCAGAATTTAAACTAAATGCTTTGTTTCTAAATTCCAAATAACGTTGTCGTTCATTCGGAGTAAGTTTGTCCTTAAATATCCCTTGGTTAATCGTTCTATGCGGGATACTACACTTATTAGAAATAATACGACGATATAGTTCATCGTGCTTCTGCTCCGTAGAAATATACAGCCCGGACGCACCATTGATGTAAGAGAACGCGCAGGCCAGTTGGCACGCTACGATTGTCTTACCTGAGCCAGTACCGCCTATGAATAAATAGGCATGTCCTTTTCTGAAAGAGGAAATAGTTTCATTCAGTTTAGGAATATCGCAGTCTAGGGTTTCAACTAGAACTTTATTAGGATCATCGAACTCATCTATATCTGATAGCTCGATTCTATCCGGGACATTCTGCAGGAGCTTGCCTCCGTCGTCTAGCTTATTAATTAACTCTACATCCGTCTCGCATATTAACGCTAGGTCATCTAGATTTATACCGAGTAAAGAAGCACTGTTGATGATCTTCTTAGCGCGTATACTTTTAAGATAATAAGGTATACCTGTGTTAACTAAATACTCGGTGTCTTCACCGACGGTGAAAGGTAAAATCACCTCCTCAAAGTATTTAACGATTTCAGGAATTTCAGAGAAGCTCACCATTTCACCCTTACCAGCGCGCTCATTAAGCATCGACAGTAATTGCGTAGTACCTATAGGTCTAAATATTCTTTCGCTGGCTCCCTCGAATAAACTGTTATAACCGCGTATAGCGTCATACAGTATATTATTGTTATGCTCCTCAAAGTCGTCTGAGTGTTTATCTTTTGACCCAGACTTCAGGCAAAGCACAGGGCTAAACTTTTTGAAACTGTTAAGATCAGACCTGCACACAGCTACAATGGCTTGTTCAAACCATTTGTAATTTTTGTCTATGTAAATTTCTAATTGTTTCGGGCATTTAGCCATAGCAAAATTTCTTTGATTGGGTAACCAAGGGTTTGAGCCGCGCGATACATTTGCGGACGTGTGTTGTATATCTCTAAGGCGGCCTCACCGAAGAATAGCTTCACCTTATCATTACCGTAACCCAATAAGACACGCACATGTGCCGGGTAGCTGGTGGTTAAACTGTTCACATATTCAATTGTAACAGCATTAATCTTTTTAGTACCGGTTAACCGGAGTAAGGATCTTTCAACAAAATCAATCTCATATTTTAAATCAACAACATTACTATCGGATTCAGCATCAAACATAGGGTCTCTTCCTGCTAATTCTGCTGCGTCTTTAGCTTGCCTATAAGCCGTCCGTGTGTCTGTGTATGCTCTGTACCAGTTACGGCAAGCAGGCCCATACATGGCGTTCGGGAACGGACCAAGCGAACTCTTACACTGCGAGAAAGCAGCATCTACAAATACCTCCGGAGAAGCGTTCAGCTCCTCACATAATCTAGCCGCTTTTTGCCAATGAGTAAAATCAACAGCACCAAGTTTATAGGTATTATTGTATAGTGGGCGTTTTCTCTCTATGTAATGATTGCGAATTTCTCTAGCTACAGCGTCTAGGCGATCGTCATTCATTAGCGTCTCAACATAGCAATATATTTATTATCTATATCTAACTTGCGTCTATAATCGGTTATGGGGTAGCGCATATCCAACTCTACAATATTACCAGGATCATTTACGAAGACAGCCATATCCATCTTTGTTCTAAACCTGCGATAAATGAACCAACCATCCGCATGATCCAGTTCCTCGGTGGTCATTAACCATCTAGGTTTTTCTTCCAGTAATTTTTTAGAGTTACGTCCCATTTAAATATTTCCTCAGTTTGTAGTGAAACACTTATTTTCCACGTAGTAAGGCTTTAGTCAAGATATGGCTTTGGATTTAAACGAGGACTCGAGTTCATTATACCCGTCTACGAAAATAATTTCGTAACCTTTTTCTGTGTATGCTTTAACTCGAGCCAGGGACTCGCGATATAAAGCTTGAATCCCGTTCCCCCTACCTGTTCCCGGAGTGAAGAAGAAATCAAACACAACACCACACTTCTTATCTGGCCGTACTTCCGCAAGCCTGCCAGGTTTTTGAATTGTGGATGTGTTAGCGCCTCCGCCACTTAAATTAATAAGAGCGCGCACATGGTTGAAGGTCACACCCTGTGCATATATTTCACTAGCCAGGCAGCGTTTGATTTCAGCGCCACGCATTCTTTCCATTAACTCCTCTCGCTCCTTCTTGGTCATGCGTTTGGCCATGGCGATAGTACCGTCCTGCCCAACCCAATCTAGAAAGTATTCAGCCTGGTCTTCATTTTTAATAAAGAGCAAGGTCTGCCAGTCTTGAGGGAGAAGCTCATGACAAATCCAGCGCACAGCCTTAGCTACGCGCTCACCTTTAAATAGATGCGTCTTGTATGCGCGATCACGGTCATCCGAATTACCTGCTAAAGGCATCACGACCATGTACACAATAAGAGGGCACACAGCACCTTCAGCTACAGCTTCTTGGAATGTGCGCTCTGCAATAACCGGACCAAGCAGCGCTTCAATAAGAATATCGCGCTGATCAAATCTACCTTTAAGAGTAGCACCGAACCCAATACGACGTGCCTTATCGAATTTGGCTAGCTCAGGTAAACGACTGTCTGTGACACACGCATGTGGCTCATCAACTAATAATAATCTACAAGCGGCGGCATCGCACTTATGCAAGCTATCCATGCTTACGACATTAATGTCATCGCATGGACTCTTAGTAGAACCTGCGCCTATTAGTTTTACCTCCCTATGAGGTAACGCTTCTTTAATGTCTTCATACAGTTGTTTTACCAAATCTGCACCGGGAGCAGTGACTACTGTGTGTACATTTGGATACGCACGTATAGTATTTTTGATTAGGACCGTCTTCCCATACCGAGTGGGCGCACCTAATAGTCCGCTACAATTTGTACTTAAAAAGGAAGTAAGGAGTTCTTCTTGTTTAAATCTAAATCCGCACATCAGGTCTAAGCGAGGTTTAGGGAAAGCTAAACGCATGTCGTAGAACTTTACGTCGTAGCCTTTATCCTCTAAAAATGTTTTTACTTTCAACCACATACCCTGCATCGTCTGGATAACATTGTATCCATTCTGCTGATTTATGACTTTGTATAAAGGATTTACAGTTACCTTAGTAACTTTTTTCCATGGGCAATTCGGATCCTGAGCCAACTTCTTTTCCCTATAAGTCAGAAACTTTTCCAATGCAGGACTGGAAGGGGCAATAGTCAGTACAGAATCATCCCACATGAGGTGAACTTCTTTACTCATTTATAAATCTCTAAAAATTTTGAACACACTTAACTATCTACACCATCCCGGTAGCGGCGGTCCAGCTCTGCGCGCATTTAAACGAACACAGAACAAAACCCAGTTTCACTGCGCCTGGTGACGCTAACTTCTCAGGATTCGTAACTATGGTACCGCACTCAGCACAGCGCAAAGACAAAATAGGCACGTGAGCGGGCCTGCCGTCTTTACTTTTATTTACTTTTTTATTCATATTAAGGTTTTACTTTATTTGCTGCCTCGTAGGCGGCTAACTTGATGCGTTTTTCTTTTCGTGTCATTTGACTGTCTCATACAAATTGTTTATTTCTGATAACTAAATTAAAGAGGAGTGATTTCCTCTACATCAAAACGACCATAACCATATTGCCCGCCCCACGGGCTTAGACCCAGAAACATACCTGTAAATCTGAATATGTCTCTGAGCCTAGCCAGATCTGGAGCAAACTTATCCTGCTTGTCTGTAGCTGTTACTAAGACCTGTATTGTCAAAACACAGTTTTCGCGAATAGCTTCAAACATTTCACATTGCTGTTTATTCTTATGAGTGTAGTTACGTCTGTATAAAACTAAAGACGGAGGATCGATATTCATCTGAGGACGAATAGTATCCGTATCGATATCTACCATATGCAGGGCTTCGGCAGCTTGCTGAAAAGTCCAGCTCCACTGAGCCATATCGACAGCAAGCTTACCCTCCCGATCCCGACGAAAACGACGAACGTTCTCCCGAGTTCTTTGGTTGCCCAGCCAGGAAGAAGTCAATTTGATCTTCACATTATACAGAGTAGCTACATCGCTCATAATTGAATTACATTTACAAAAGCAGGTTCAAGCTCTCTTGCGTGGTCGCAAACGAGAATTTGAGTGTCTGTACTTTCTAGCTGTTGATTTAGATTTAGCAAGAGCTCTTTCAAATTTTCTCTAGCCTCCTCATCCAAATGCGTAGAAGGTTCATCCAAAACTAGGAAGCCTAATTCCGGGATTACTAATTGCTGAACAGCTAAAAGGAAGGCGATGGATAACCTTACCTTCTGACCGCCAGATAGTTTGTCGTGGTCGAACAATACTTGCCCCGGCTCGTCTACGCGGTAGAACTGCAGACTAACTGGTTTAGAGGGATGCGGAATAATAGCGAAGTTCGCATCCATAATTTCCAAGTTATCCTGAGTCATGCTGACAAGGCTATCAAACTTATGTTGTACATAAGCCATGGGAATACCCTGTCTAGAGAACGCATGCACCACGCGCTGTAATTCCTGTATCACCGCGCGTTTATCTTCATCCAATTTAATTTTGTCCTCAATTTCACGTAACCGTTTACGTATGCTGTTGGCCTGGACTTTAAGCTGCGCTGCTTTGGCTTCTAGTTGATTATATAATTTATTGTTCTCTATGAGAGTGTCTTTTGTCTCACCCCCTTGCTCAACTAATTTCTTTAGTTGCGGAGGAAAAGAGTCAAAGATTGCATCCCTTTTTAGAGCGAAGCCCTCACATGCAGCAGCAAATTCCTTGGAGCGTTTAATCTCCGTTTCTCTGGCCGAGATAAGTTGTTGAATGTTAATATAAGTTTTAGACAACTCATCCAGCTTAGAGCTCCAGTGCTCGACCTTATCTTTGAGCTCGGTTACCTCTTTATCCAAAGCGGTAATATCTAACTCATGGAAACTTTTAACTTCTTCTTCAGTGTAACCTTGAATAGAAAACTCTAATGTTTTAATCTCAAATTCAATTTTATTTATGCTTTTAATATCGGACGCGCGTTTAGCCGTGGCGTGATTTAGACTAGTAAGCTGATCCCTAAAAACTTGTACGTCTTCATCTGTGCCTGCATCAAGTAGCGCTTTGTTATCTTTGTATTTTTTAATGTACAAAGATAGTAATGTCTGCCGTTGAGTTAGGTCATGCTGCATGTCACGCATCTGCTTACTCGTCTGCGCATGGCTAGTACTAATGTCGTGCAACTTCTTAGAGGCTTCTAATAGTTTGACATTATATGTCTCGAGTCTGGATCTCAGTTTTTCGTGAGAAACACTCTCTCCGCACACCGGGCAGTCAGCGGTACAGTTATTATCCAACGCTAGCTTACACGTATCTACGATAGTTTTGAACAGCGCTCTCTCGTTAGATAGTGTTTGTTCCTCGTCCTCGACACGTTTTAAATCTTCAGTTAGTTCCTTAACTATCTCTACAAGTCTATCAACTCTATCCCTAGTTTCCTTTCCTTTAACTGTAGCCTCCTGAACTTCCAACCGGTACATCTCCCGGAGGTTCTGATCCCTGATTTTTTTATCCAGGCTAGAAATCAAGTTAGGGTCTACAGGCGCAGGACAATCCGCTTTAAGAAGTAACAGATCATTATTATAATTAACTATACGTTCAGCGATACTTTTATACTGGGCTGCCTTACCTTTGGTGTCTTGTAGCGCGGCTACCGTCTGATGCGCGCCCTTAATTTTATTTTTGAGTTTATCAACCCAATTACCTAATTCCTCAGGTGAGTTTATAGCTACCCCTAACTTGGTAGTTTGCTCTTCCAGAACAGCGGCTACTTTATCTTCATTAATGCGGGCGGCATTTTTGGCGCTCAGCAGATGAGATGAATTAGATGTTAACTCATTAACTGCGCGTTCCCAATCTTCATATAGTTTAATTTCTGCTGCATAACTGCGAGTACGCACCAGCTGCTCCTCGGCGGTAGCGAGCTCTACTTCTGCGCTATTTCTGGTCGCCTGTAGCTCATCATGCAAAGTCGAGAAGTCCTGAATCTCAGAGGCCAGTATTTTGATTTTACCTGCCGCTACATCCGCCACCTTCTGCATATGCCCTAGCAGGAGTAGCTTTACCAGCAACTCTTCACGCTCCGCCTGGGACCCAAATAATATTTTATCCAATGCACCCTGTTCAGGAAACACAGCGTTATCAATAGCATACTTGTCAGCGCCAAGGATTTCAGTTAAAAGAGCCTGTATCTCTGCTGCGCTGGTATATGTTTCGTCTTTGATTTCCTTTCCTTTAGCATCCAGCTTTACGAGCTTTCTGGAGGAGGGAGATCCGATCTTTCGACTAATTCTATACGTGTTTCCTTGCGCGTAGAATTCCATTTCAGCGGAACCACAGGCGGGCTCGGCCTCAATCTCCGGGTCCACCTTACGAATAAAGGATTCTTGTGTTTCCTTAGCTGGTGTCCAGCCAGTAACAAGAAAATGAATTAATTTAAGAATAGTGGATTTACCTGAACCATTAGGTCCCATCAATCCTACAACAGATCCATCTAGAGTTGCCTCTAAATGTCTATGTTTACCCAAATTTTTTATCAGTAGCTTTTTTATTCGCATATAGTCTTTTATCTATGAAACTTTCAATCAGGTGAGGAGCAGCAGCCTGCGGATCACAAAGGGCTTGGGCTAATTCAAATATATCAGAACCATTAGGGAAATAGTCCGAAACAAAATCTACAGGTTGTTTACCTGTAGGGTTATCAGTTCTACGACTGACAATATTAATAAGTTTAAATCCAGCCTGCTGTAAATTTGTAACCCTGATAATACACTTACTAGTATCTACGATTCGCGCGATGCGTATATAGAGATCTGTGAATGATGGATCTTTACGTACAAGAATCGTAGGATGCTCGTCCTTAACTTCATTAATTTTAAGAAGCAAGTCGTTGGCTTCATCAACCGTGCGTATATCTTCAGCAATGATTGGTTTATTTAATGTAAGAGGAATAGAGTCTCTTTGTAGCTCACCATTATCATGTAGTGTGAATAGCGTTACATACTTGTCTGTACTCTCATTACGCGAACACAACTCGGTAGAGCCGGGATAGCCTACGACGCATGTTTCCAGATCGATGTATTTATGCGTGTGAATATCACCTAGTAGTATAGCTTTATACTTATCTGTAGGTAAGTCTTCAACTTTCAAGACTTTATCTCCAGCGTCAAAGGCGGCGAAGTCCTTAATTAAGGCATGGAACATCATGAAGTCAGCTTCAGGAAAATCTACGCTCTTTTCCCGGAAATCATCCGGGGCCATATCAGGTACGCCGTAGATTGTATATTCTTTTCCATCTCTAGCTTTCATACTGAAGAGTTGGAAATCAATATCGTAAATAGCGCACTGCCCATTCTCCTGCATTTCTTCCTGTAGTACCTTAATCCACGAAGGATGACATTTATCGTGGTTGCCTGTGATGACGAACAACTTAACTTTATTCGTCAGAAGCTTTTGGTTCAGACGAATGAGATCCGCGATGTTACGGCTACTAGGGCGTTTAGAGTTCAGAATGTCCCCAGCGCATAAAATATAATCAACTTGATTCTGAACTGCGATATCCACGATACGGAAAACAGAATCAGTAAAGTCTTGAGCGCGCGCAGTCTTTCCAAACTGCATATCGCGTAAATGCCAATCGGCTGTGTGAATTATTTTAATCATATTATGCCTTTAAATACGCCACGTCTTTTTTGTGGTAAAGCTTGAACGCGCCGCCCCTTGTTAAACCTATAAATTCATCAGCATCAAACGAAATCTCGTCAGGGTAGTAAGAAAAGAGTTTCTCTTCTTCTCCGTCGTCGTATGTAACCCACACCTCAGGCATAGGATCAAATAATGATTTAGGTTGTTCAGTGATACGTGCTTTTACAATTGTCATGTTGTTTTAATGGTTTACTGTATGTATGTGAATCTAGAGACATTAACTTTAATTAGTGGTATGAATAAGCAAGCGACACCAGCTTGGGTTCGCGCTTTGGCTAAAGGACTGTCTCCTAAAAGTATAGAAAAATTAACTGCAGGTCTTCCGGCAAATAAAACAAGGCTGTTGAAAAATGTAGAGGGCAAACCAAAGCTACTAGGCGGCGGCGGAGAAGGTAAAGTTTACGAAAGCTTTACCGGAAAGCACGGGCCTTCCGCCTTAAAGCTCATATCTCAAAAAGGATCACCTAGAGCTGAAAAAAGAGTAGAGAGCATAAAGAACTTATTCTCTTCCTCGTCCATTTTCCCGGAGATTCTGTCTACGATCAGAGGTGGGAGAGGCTATGCAATTCCAAGATTAAACGCGGCACCTCCTAAACCTAATGTATTGAAGGAAATCTTGTCACTACCTTCCAGTAATAAAAAACAGTGGCTAGATTTCGTTCAGAGATTTCAAAAGTCTACACTAAACCCAGAACGCGTTTCTATACCTGAGGCTAAAAGCTTTGGAAGTTTCAGAGCAGGAGGTTTACCGAATACTGCGGGTATGCAAACTACTAAAGGACCAGTGAATATAAGGGACATCAAAGGCGAAGGTAACATCATGTTCGGCCTCAGTTCGTAGCCTGCCTCTGCAATCGCGGCTTCAATCTGCTCTGCGGCATTTGTCGCCCACACAAAGACGGTTCTGCCCTCAGTGATTACAGCAGATTCGACAGCGGCAGCGCGAATTACTGCATTGATGATGATTTCTCCCGTGCTCATGCTTCTCCAGTTAGTTCGTCGGTTTCGTTGCAGTATCCGCCATCCCACCATTCCCGCTGAGCGGTGCCCTTGGGATACGGATTTTGGTCGCGGCGGTAGCCCTGTGAGCTTGCGGCTTGCCCCTGCTCATAGCAGTCATCCAGGGCAGTGAAGACAGGCTTAGTGTAGAGATCGCCATTGATCGTGCGCAAGAAGGCCGAACAAGCAGGCTGCACACAACGAGCCGGGCTTTCTGGAGTATTAGAGTTCATTTTTTTGGTAGAGAGTCAGTTGTTTCAGCGGAGGTTTCCGCCCCGGCTCGCGTGTGAGCCTGGACGTTCTCGCCTCAAGGTCGTCCTTATTTGGTAGACCCTTATATTACATAATATGTAAAAGAAAGGCGCGAATAATTTACATCTCTGTAAATATTCGCGCCTCCCTACAACTTGGTCCATGTCAGATCAGCTCTGAGCCGCGCGGTTGATGTCTTAATGGATGGGGGTTGTTTCCTGGATAAGGCTAATACTATGATCATTGCAGAGTGACCATATACTAGCTCAGTCTAAGTATGACTGTCATATCAGATCCAGATTGCTCTTACTCAACGTTCTCTGCAAAGAGGCAGAGCAGCTTCGCCTGTCGGCCCAGGCTGGGCATTCGGCCTTGTAACCGTCTGAACCCGTGAGGAGATTCAGGGCGCTTTAAGAGCAATTATCTAACCTCCCGAGGGTTAGAACCTCGGGAGGGAGTAACTAGTGTTAGTTTATTTTCTTGAATACGCATTACACTATTTTACGTATCTGCGCCAACTTGTGTTGGATTATAGCACAGATATTACTACCCGTACAAATTTATATAACACACTAAGGTAACTTGTTGCAAAAGAATTTTTCGGCTTTTTTCTAGGAAAAACCTGAGAGATGCGCGTAATAAAAAAGCCGCCAGGAGAATTAACTCCTGACGGCGTGGTTTTGGTTTTACTCGGTTGCTCCGAGTGCGGCGATCTGCTTATCGATATCCTCAAGGGACAGACCCTCGAGAGAGGCGATCTGCTTCTTCTTCTTGAGCTCCTCAAGGAACTCACGCTGACCGCGCTTAGCGGCGCGATCTTTGGCGGCGTCTGCCTCTGCCATCTTGGTTTCGATGACAAAGCTGACGAGGTCGAACATGCCCTGCTCTTCGGTCATGCTCTCGGTCTTCTTCGTGATGAAGGACTTACGTCCTCCCTTCTGGATTTTCTCATCCAGCGCGACGGCGATCTTATCGAGCGCCTCCAGGCTGAGATCCCAAAGATCCTCAAAGCTGAGGTGGCCTTTGGTGGTTGCGAAACGCCACTTCTTACGCGCGGCTTTGATGACGATTGCTTCGATTGACATTGTGTTGTGTGATTTGGGTTTGTGCTTAGAAATTAACTTTGACGACGCGTTTGAATGCGCCCTCGACTTCAACAAAAACATGATTGCGCGCGGTGTCGGAGAAACCGATACCGGACAACTCATCTTCTGCTTTGTCTACATTTACCTTACTGCCCAGAACCTCGAAGACCTTACGGTCCGCGTCGAGCTCTGGTGTGAGGAACTCATTGAAGAATGGCCGAGTCTTTTCGTCCGATTTACAACCTTCCAACAGGAACATATAGTGTTTGTTTCCTGCGGCAGCATTCCAGAAGTTTGGCGAGAGCGTGACAGCGCGAACAGGGACGAACTGCCCAGTCTTAACGCCCCACTTCTCTCTGGAGTTATATTTAGCTATATTGGATTTACCGCTAGAATTAATAAACTGGACACCATCTTTTTTGGTGTAATTAAACTCACCAATAGGGAAATTTTTACCTGTCGCCGCGTTGGTGTTAGAAGTGAATGTTTCAATTTCACCGTTATACTCAATCTCAACTTCGAAGCCACCGTCTTGATTATCACGACGGCAATAATTATTTACAATCACGGAATATTTACCTTCCGTTTTTGGAGCTTGCGCCCAGCAGATATTTTCTACAGGCGTGCGGGTTTTGCCACCGCCCATGTTCATATCGACATCCAGCATGCCGCCAGTAGGCGACAATTGCCGTTTGTTACCGAAATGAATACGATAACCATTCGGCTCAATGATATGCAGGTCCAAGTCATCATGGTTATGCCAGGACAAGCTGACGCGCAGGACACCAGTGACGTTACCGCCAGCGGCTTTCACTCGCTCTTTGATGGAGTCAGTCACATCCCCGGTGTAAGCCCAGGAGAAATTGTTTCCCCATTTAAACATGGTAGGATCTGCCGGATTCTTGGCTCCAACCAAAGTCACAAAGTTTGGCATGTGGATATTCTCCACGAGAACTTTAATAGCTTTGGCATGGGGTAGAACTTTATCCACAAAATCCTGGATGTTGATTTCCTCAACTTTATTAAGACTCTTGGGATTTACGACAGTGTCCTTCTTCAGGTCGGCAAAGACATCAGAAACTCCACTACCAGATGGGCGATGCACGAACAACGTATTGTTGACATTGAGATCGCGGCTGTCCAGAATGCGCCGCTCTAGCGAGCCTAGCATACCCAACTCAGTCAGACGTTGCTGCGCCTGTTCGATCATCCTTGGGGTAACCAGCGCAGTAGGACGCTTGTAGTTAGCAGGAGCCACAACGCGCTCAAACGCAGCTACAGCGCCATCCAGATCACGCCCCTCAGACAAGTCCACAAGCAGCGTGCCGATGGACGTATTACGGATGCGACAAACCGCCGCGTGAGTCTTAACGCTCTGCACCCAGCAGAAGTTGTCACGCAGAGCATTAGGTACCTTCTTGTACTCCTCTTTAAGTTTAAGGAATTCAGTCAGTGTAGCTTTATGTTCAGAACCACGATAAAGAGAATTCTGCGAAATCAATTCGAGCACAGTATTAACCGCGTCATCAGTGATCTCATCCAGAGAACGCTTAAGAACATTTTTATTATCCCTGGCATTACCTTGGTGCGGTCCGATATCAGCTTCGTGCTTAACCATGTTACCTGGAAGGGCGACAAAATAATGTTCCCAAACTACGGAGCGCTTAGGATCAGGAGTCTTATCCGTCCCCAACTTGGCGAACGAATTGACATAAACTGAATCGATCTCGCAGGAGAGGATGTAATCCCGCATGACTTTAACCGCGTCAGTGTATTCTGGATCTGTGCATTCAAAGTCCCACATAGTGAGGACCTTGTTATCTTTAATACCGACCAGTCCTGAGAACTGACGGATAAAAGATTTACAGCAGTTACAGGTGTTTTCCTGTTTATATTGTTCCGGGAATGCAGCGAGGTACATTTCCCAGATCTTCTCCTTATCTACGGCCACGCAAAATACGGGACCATTTTGCAGAAGCTCATTAAAGCGCTTCTGTACTTGTTGCTTGATGTGTAAGAACATATGTTTAAGTACGTCCTAGATAATTCCGGTGCGTACAAATTTATATAACACAAGATATAGCGTTATATCGGATAAATAAAAAAGGGATCCGAAGATCCCCAGTACCCCTAGGCGGGTGACGCCTGTTGGGTTTACTCTGCTTCTTTTTCCGGCAGCATCACGCGTCCATCTGCAAGACGAACGAGGATTCCGTAGGATCCGTTAAACGTGACGGTACCAGCGGTAGCCATAAACCGCACTAGAGTAGTTTGATCTTCGCCACAAATAATCTCTGCCCCCTCCAATTCCTGCAGTGGATCAGAAATAACTCGAGCCCGATAAAACCCAGGCTGACCAAGCTGCTCAAACAGCTCGATGCGGCTAGTTTCTCCAATGAGTAAAACCTCCACAGCAGTTGGTGCCATGTCCCCGTCCCCGAAGCCAGGTTCTGCTAGCGAAGTAGGTATGTATCTAATACTTTTCATAATATAATATTGTTTTGTTGTTTTTTAATATAAAAGCCATTGCTGGCGTACAAATTTATATAACACAAAGGGGCACTCTGTTGCGAGTACCCCTTCGGTAAATATGTTAGGTTAATTAAACAGCGATTTCTGCTTTAATAGCTGGGTAACATTGATAATTAGTCAGCTCAAAATCCTCATATCTAAAGTCATCAATGTTTTGGATGTTTGGATTAATGATCATAGTTGGGCGTTCAAGAGGTTCCCGGGAAAGCTGGAGCTTAGCTTGCTCAATATGATTTACATAGAGATGCGCGTCACCAATGGTATGTACAAATTCATGTGCTTTGTATCCAGTAACTTGCGCTACCAGCATTAGCAATAGAGCGTAACTGGCAATATTTACAGGCACCCCTAAAAATAGGTCTCCGCTGCGCTGATACATGTGTAGGCTCAATCTATTTTCATCATCAACAAAAAATTGAATCATGTTACCATGACAGGGAGGAAGACTCATTTTATCTACTTCATGCGGGTTATAAAGACTAATTATTAATCTACGGCTATTTGGGTTATGTTTAATTTCCGCGATAACCTCTTTCAGCTGATCAATAACCCTTGTGCGACAAACCTTGCCTTCTTCTACGACATATTCAAAGTTGGACCAGTCGTGATGCGTGTGAAGTTCTGCGTTTAAACAACGATGTACGGCAGAAATGTTAAGATCGTGTTTTCTTTGGGCCTCGCCCACGGACCTAAAGAAAATTTCCTTACCCTCAGGATTTATACATTTAAATGGTCTATTTGTTGACGTGTTATACCCTTGCTCTAGTTTAGAAGACCACATACAGGTTTCTTTACTGTAGTAATTGGCGGCATAGCGTACATCTTTATCCAACTCGTATTCAGCCGCGTACTCTAAACGACAACTCCAGTTTGTTAAAGTTCTGGCGTCTTTGTTGAAATTAGCGAAGCAAAGCCATAACGGATGCACATGTATACCTTTAGCTCCGTAACTTTTATAAGAGTCACTTTCAGTATTATAGCAACGTCGTAACATTTCTCGCCACGTTGTTTTCAGCATGGGTGTATGCTCGTCTTCCTCAAACTCCCCGTAGTAACCTACACCGAATACAGACTGATGATACGGATCCTTAATTGTGGTAGTTTGTACGGTCGAGTAATCTACACGACGTGTGTAACCAGTAGTATGGAATTTTACATCGAATTGGCTTCTACCAGAAGGCGCGGAAATCTCTTTAACTACTGTACAGGGTCCACATTCTTTGGTCTGTATTGTTTTACCTAGATGTACCGACTCTCCTGATAAATAATCCACGATGATATTCTTATCAAAACTAGTTTTTAAAACTATATCTTCTACGGACTGCGTTCGAAGTTTAGGCTCTACCCAGTAAGAATATTCAATATTTCGCAGCTGCTTACCGTACAAAGGTCCGAGCTCTCCGGTTTCAGGATTTGCCCAGTCTTTCCAGAATTTAATTCCGTATTTCTCTTCAAGGTAACGTGCGTTGGTATTGCCTTCTATGAACCACAGAAGCTCACCAACCACCCCCCGTGTAAACATCTTCTTTGTCGTCACCAAAGGGAAGCCCTCAGTTAGGTTGTAACGACTCTGTGTACCGAATACAGAAATAGCACCAGTGCCAGTTCTATCCATCTTATACACACCATTCTCCAACACATGCCTCATTAACTTTTGATACTCAATCATAACTTTATGCTGATATGAATTCTTGCTGTTCTGTATTAGGTAACATTAACGACTGCGAACCTGAAACTGGTTTCTTATACTCCTCTACCTTATCCCGGGTATATTTCATGAATGCATTTAATGCAGGGCGTATGATGCTGGAGTTAAATGCGTTCTCAAAATTAGTAGGTGCTTCTGGTAACATAGACTCGTCAAACAATCTGGGTAGGTTACTTACACCTTCAATATTGAATATTTCTCCATGTTTACTGTGGGCTACGATTCTGTATTCAATTAAGACGTCGCTTTCTTTCAGAGACTTAATCAAGTAAGAGACAGGGTCAAATACCTTTTCAGTGTCTGGAAGTTTTTTAGCAATATCTTGTAGCGTTGCAAGAACTTTCTGAAAATCCTCAAACAATTTAGTTTCGTCTTTATCCGTTGTAGCGGTTTCTGATTCTTTCGAGTTTCGCATCTGTGTTATTCAATGTGTTGATCAACTGCTCATTTACTACCACAGGATCAGTGGGTATGAATTTATTATCATTGACAGGGGCGCTGTCAACAACAATAGTGTCATCTCTGTTCCATCTAATATTTCTAAATCTAGCTTTTAAAAACCGATTGGGACGGATGTGTCTTAAAGAATTAGCTGTGTAGGAGAAAGCCATATATGTACATCGATTTAAACTGGGAAGTCAAAACAAATGCGGAGTTTAGGTATAAGCTTAAAGCGTTAAATGATGATATCAAACGATTAGAAAAAGAAACTGACGGGGACCCGCATGGCAACGACAAGATCGCTAGTAGGGTAATAGATATTTACAGACTTTGCAAATACAATGCAGGTTTACTTGTCCCCTACTTTTTTCCTCAATACCCGTATGATAAACCCTTGTCCTGCTCAGCTAGACCTTACTCCTTCGCTATGTTTCATATGCAGATAGGCGGATTCCTTAGTATAAGAGCGGGGAGACAAATAGGAAAATCTACGAGCTTTAGCGCTAGGCAGTTAATATACGCCCACATAATGCGCAGTAGGCGTAGTATGTATATTGTTCCGCATCAATCCTTCTTAGACACATACGCTAATCGTGTACGTGAAATGGAAAGAGCTTTTAGATTCTATCAAGTGCATAAAGACTTTAGGCAGAATTTAACGTATAAAGAATATCCAAACGGATCAGTAACTATGATGGTTAAGTGTCTAACGGATACGCAGGAGGCCCGTTCAAAAACTTGCGATGAGGCTCTTTTTGACGAAGCGCAGTTATTGGATCCAGACTTTCTCCCTGACATCGAGCAGTGTCAAAAGGCATCGCGAATGGCAACCACCATTTACGCAGGTACATCTACTACTACTGATTCTTTGTTGGAAACAAAATTCCTAGATTCAAGTCAAGCAGCGTGGTTACTCAGAGCGCCAGGTTATCATTCGAATAGCTCAGGGCATGGCTGGCTTAATTGCTCAGATAAAGATGATGTCCTTAAAGCTATTCAACCACAAGGCCTCACTAATCCCGCCACAGGTAAAGTAATCGATGTAACTGATGGTAGATTCGTACATCAATTTCAAACTAACTTTGAACAAGGGTATCTGGGCTTTCATATTCCTCAGATTATTATTCCAGACTATGCTAATACACCCCAAAAGTGGATGGAGATTTGGAACGCCTTTCAAAGCTATGACATTAAAAAATTCATGCAGGAAATTCTAGGTATTCCCACAGAAGAAGGTATGCGGGAAATAACAACACAGGATCTAAAGAATATTTGTGTTCTTCCAGAAACACCAGAAACACTTAAAAGTTTAACCAGTTCAGAACTAGGCCGTTATAAATACACAGTATCAGGATGTGACTGGGGTGGTTCAGATTATAACCCAGCTACCAGAACTAAAGTGTCCTACACAGTACACGCCATTTTAGGTATTTGCTGGGATGGGAGTATAGAGATTATTCATATCAGACAATACGCAGGTATGGATTATAGAAGTATTGCCAATCAAATTTGTGACGATCACAAGGCATACAATTGTGTAGGTATAGCTTCTGACTTTGGTGTTGGTGCTGCCTATAATATGCTGCTCCGGGAAAATCCTATTATTCGCCCGGAGAGGCATTTCATTTTTGGCTATGTAGGGCCGCAGTCGGCACTCATCAAAGCACCCAGCAGCGGCCCAGGGTGGTTCAATCAATATTCACTTAATAGAACCGAATCCATAACTAGTCTGTACCAGGCGATTAAAAGTAGAAGATTTAGATGTTACTCTTGGGATCTGGCGCAGGATAGGCTCAGTGAATTACTAAACCTGTATCGTGTACCTACAGAAACAATGGGGGGTAACTCAAGCTTCAGGTATCAACGCCATGGGGCTAAAGCGGACGATACGCTACACGCTATCAACTTCGCCTTCTGTCTAGCTAGAATTATTCTGAATGAACCTATCCTCGAGGACCCGGCGCTAAGTCATCTGTTCAGGGAAACATTCAACTCTTCGCAGCCGACTCAGTTCTTCAACCCACATAGCGGCTTTGATTTAGGCGGCGCTATCTCAGGATAATTCCGGCGCAGGAGTAAGATCCTCTTTGAGAATCTTTTTAATAACCATTTCGTCTACGCCTAGTAGGCGCATTTGAACCAGCATATCATCTCGCATTTCAGCCACGAACCTTTCATAGTAAGGAACCACTTCAGCCTCCTCTAATTCCTCACTATCTTCCGCTTCGTTTTTAATGATCTCATCGATTAACCGGTCGATAGATAAAGCAAATCCTTCTGAATCTCCACGGTTAAGCTCTACCTCGTAAATACTCCAAAGCATTTCGGCCATGGTTAAGTCCTCTAGAGCTCCGTTAACTAAGTCACCGAGATCCCCGGAATACAGAGCATTACCGATACTTATGAAAGCCAAAGGATCCTCATAGAAAGCGTCCGTAGATAAGGCTAACATGAGCGCATTCACTTTGTTCTCATTAGACTCTGGAACATTTACGGAGAAATCTTCTTTAATCCGCAGCCACAACTCAACCGGGTCAGCGGGCTCGATATTATGTTCTAATGAGCCGTATACCTCATCTCCGTAAGCGGCCAATATGATCATATGCAGAACTGTAGCCGTTGTTTCAGTATCGGCTAAGAGATCCGCAGCTAATCGTTTATCGAACGGAAATGTATCGAGCATACAGCATTATGCCACCTTTAAAAGTAAACTCAACAATTGTTTCTGTTGATTACTTTCAAGGCTGGCAATTTTAGCCGTAGTCTTAGCTGCATCCTTTTCAGAAAGAATGTTAATAATGTTATCTGCAGCTTCTTTACGGAAGGCCATTCTGACGGCCTTATAGCTGTCAGCCGCTAATTTATTAAACTCGTTAGCAGGTACCATCACGTTAGAAACGAAAATATTCTTTTCTGCTAAGTCTTGTAAGTAAGCAACTTTAGCGCCTGAATAGAACGCCTCTTGCGGCGATGTCACGCGTTTGTGGCTAATGCTATGTACCGCATCTAAACCCATCCAGGTGTCGACCGCCTGATCGACGGTAATTTCACCAGCAGAGGCTTGTTTAAGTGCTTGAGTATATTCAGTTACGTCAGTAACACCTGCGCGAGCACGCTCTCCAATCGCGTAATCTACATTATCAAAGTCTACCAGTCTTTCCTCGCCAAAACGCCATACTTTTTCAGGGATAGCATTACGTGGAATACTTAATTCATTAGCTCTTTTAACGATATTGCGCGCGGCATGGAAGAACCAATCGGTAGGGATATGCTCGTCGTTCCAGTCACGAACGGCATCTGTGGCCGCTTTCGTAACTTCGACTTCACTATTAATAGCATAGGCTTTCCATGTATCCTGCTCTTCTATTTCGAAACTAAGCGCATATTTATCTGTAGCCAGTTCATGAGCGGATTTCTCCAACTTAGAAAGCAGAGCTACAGCGGCATCTACGTCTTCCTCGATATCGAACAAGGCTGCCGCTTCTTTTACAGCAGCGAACTCCTTTGTATCCTCCTTGCCTTCACCAGCTAGGTACACAGCGCTCATGTAAGTAGCCGATTTTGTATGAATAGGGTGCAGTCTATTTACTGTGTCAGCAAAGGCGCAAGCATGTAAAGATACCAAATCTTCCTCTTGAAGAATAGACGCTTCTTTGACATAGTCAGGCAGACTGTCGCCAGCCTTAATGCCTACTTCGTAAAGTGCGGTGGGATTTTGGTCTTTAGTGAAGTCCATATTCATAAGTAATTATCGTCGTAAATTTAAATGAGGTCAAGTGATTCTAAATTCTTTGTCGCGCACGCTTTAGATTGTGCTATACTGAAAATTGAAGTATGGAATTGAGCGTTCAAACTTTGGATCAAATTATAAACCCTGTCGAGTTAATACACTTGCTGGGCGGAGACTTGCATACAGGACTAGGTGGTGAATATACTACAAATTGTCCTAAATGCGAAAGTAAATTGTTCATTCTGGATAAAGAATTTGTATGTGAAAATAACGTATGCACTTTCCGGGCAGGGTCGTGTATTGACTACCTGGTCGCTAAGGGTGTCTGCGGGTGGGACCGTGTCATAGAAACACTTAACAGTATACTAGATAATAAGTTAAGGAATTCTACTGTATATAAGAATCAGAAACTTATTACCAGCCAATTAAAAAATAAAAGAAAAATATTCGATTTCTTTTTAAAGAATGCATTAAACGGCTCACAAAATAACATTAAAATTATTCAATACAGAAGTGCATTGAGAGCACAGGGTTTAGACCCGGACGCATTACGTAATTCTGTTTTTGTTATTAGCGCGCAGGAAACTGAAGTGCTGAAAGAATTAATAAAGAATGTATATCCTGATAAAAATATAAACATGGCAGGACCTTATGTGGTATTGCCTTACTTTGTAAATTATCATACCATAAGCCATTTGCTGGCTCTAAAGACGCCAGACTCTAAACCAGAGAAAATAAATATAATGCCCTCTAGGACATCTTTCTTTTCTCTTTTACAAAGACATCCAGGATGTAAGAAAACGAAGGTAGCGTACACTTACGCAGAGGCGGCTAAGTTAAACACGCAATACAGTCGCCTTAATCCGGAGATGCTATGTCTGCATATGATGGTAGATGCCACGGAAGCTGGAGAATCCTTTGTCCTTCCTTCCGCCACTTATATTGCCTGCGGGGATAGTCACTCTGATTTACGCGTCGCAGGTACATTACAACGTTACATACCAGAACTGACAGTCTCTGAGAATAAAGTAGGCTTACGCGCGGAGTACGAGGCAATAGCCGCTAATGAATTTATACTTAAATGTCTAGTTAAAGAATTAAAGAAAAATATACCTATCAGTAACATTCTTCCTCTAATTGAGCTCGATCATAAAAGTCGACAAGAACTACTTGTGCGACTACACGCCAATAGATATTTTGCGGAAGCTGACGAAGTCAGAAACTTCTTTAAAACGTTACCAGTATATAAGGACGATAAAGTTACACTGTTTAGTAATCCCTACGGGTATTCAGTGAAGAAGCACAGTAATGATGCATACACTAATAATATAAGTAATTTTACAATTGAATTAGAGCAGAACATAGTATTCACAGAATCCACGGATATTTTCCATGCAGGGCATCTTCTGTTTAATAATGATAAGTACCCGCTCATTTTAAAACAGGAAGAGATAGACAAGATTACAGAGCTGGAAAAAGCAGCTCGACGTGCCACCATGGGTGCTGCTAGCTCAGAACTTAATATACCTACCATCATGGAGCGTAGTGGAGCTAAGTATTTAACTACTTATCTCCGGGAGCAGGTGGCGCAGCTTTCAAAGACAGAAGGTATTCCTATGTTGGGGTGGTCGCCTCGCAGATCTTCTTTTTATGCTCCTTATTTCATTGCAGACCGTAAAGAATCTAGATCAGGTAAAAAATACTTACATCCGCTTATTCCGACACTGTCCAGTTTTACAACTGACATATCGGATGTGTGCGCGCTGCATCATGATCTGCCTGAAGTGATTGTAAACATACTCAACCAGGCAGCGGCATTTATTGTGCGCACGTTCCTGGGTATGCAAATTAAGCCTCTGCCTATTTATAACAATTCAGAAGCGCGTCGCTTGCTAACAGAAATCTTTTCGTCGCTTGGGCAGACAACAGTACTGCAATTAAACCAGAACATGAGAGGAGAAGAAATCCCAGGTCTTCGAGGATTTCCATTTTACGCGGTAGGTTATTCTTCTTCACAAATCAATAAGAGTAGTTTATCTGCGTTTATTCTATGTGACACAGGTACCGTCATCAACGAAAATTTTTCCTCGAATATCATACACAAGGCGCAAACAACATTAAAATTTGTAACGAAGAAGATAGCCGAATGGGCATTACAAACTCAGGCCGAGAACTTTCAACAAGAGCATAGCGTTTCCCGGGCTAATGCGTATTCGAAAGAGGGAGCGCAAGCCATCATAGATTCGTGTGGGCTTCTGTCTTGGCCGTCCAGTAAAACACCATTTGCGAATTTAGATAATATGCTCAGCCGTATAAGGGTAGATGAAGTAAAAGATTATTTCATTAGAAATATAAACGCCCATAAAATGCAGATCAGCAGAAAAGCATTTGATAAGATAGACGATATGGTAGGCTTTGAATACGAATTGAAACAAATATCTAAGTCTGTGTCGTTCACAGAAGATACCGTCGATGTGGACTCAGAGAGTATGCTGGAAGCATTAAACTCTTACTACCACACTAATCCTGCGCTTACTGAATACTTTGACGCGGATAAATTATTAAGCCGTTAATTCCTGAGCGTGTAGCAAAATAGTCCGTAGTTTACAATGACATCTAGAAATCGCCCAATGGTCATTGTATGTGCCAGCCCGTCGAAATCCGTTATTTTTATAACAGTACTGGAGGCCAACTTGCCTTGTTGTATGCCTAATTGAACAAGCGCAGCTAACTTATTAAATTCGGTTTCATCTGATTTAGCCGTAGCTAGATAGATATCTTCCGGAGTAACATGAAATAAATGACCGCTAAATGTTGTGCTGGTGTCAGCGAATTGATTTATAGCATCATCTAAATCCTCTGCCCATATCCACCCGTCAACCGGGTAAGTATATGCATCTTTTTCAGCCGCATCTAAATAATAGCCCGTGCCAGCTATACATACAGGCTCAAATAAAATTTGAGTGCCATCTTTTTTATAGAATCCTTGTGTGTTCATATTATCCTGTTACTACCCATCCCTTCATTAATGCCTTATATGTGCCTAGTTGTCTAAATGCTTTTGTTGATGATACTGTAGTCGCCATAGGTCTCGACATTATTAAGCTTGTATTGGTGTTTATAGTTACAACCGTGGTATTGTATCTTATGGTCCCTGATCCGTTTGTCGTTAATGCTTTTGCTGCGCCCCCAATAGTATCAGATAATTGGAAATTGTCAGTGGCCGCGCTTATTACATAGTATATAATATTGACAGCTATGCCTGTAGTGGTTGTAATGACTGAAAACGATACCTCGTCATCGTCAGATAAGCCATGCGCAGTCAAATTGACTAAATCTCCTGCGTCTGTAAATGTTACTGCTCTCCCTGTAGTTATAGGGGTTCCTGTCCCAGTTACTTGCATACCTACCTCTATAGATGACGTGTTGGCCATCGGTAACGTAGTAGAACCGGCTGTAGATGCTATAGATGTTTTATTTACTGCTGCGGGTAATATTCCAGGATTTGTCGATATGACTAGAGTTCTGCTAGCTCCCGCCCCAATATTTAAAAATATCTTTTCTAATTCTGCTTTATTTAAGCTACACGATGCATAGGCTATAGTTGCAGAATGCCCTGAAAGTGGAGCAGATTTTAACGATGAACATGTTGAGAAAATAGTAGCGGCATTATTAGACGCAGTTACAGAAGAAAGATTTAGTGCAGGGACAATTGTTAGTGAAGTACATCCACTGAACATACTGGTCACGTCCGTTACAAGGGATGTAACGAAAAGAGGAATGCGCTGTAGCGAAGTACATCCACTGAACATGTTGTTCGTTGTAACTACTGCTGAAGTATCAAATAATGGCACTTCTGTAAGAGATACGCAACCACTGAACATACTGGCCATACTAGTTATCGCTGAAGTATCAAATAATGGCACTTCTGTAAGAGATACGCAA